ATGCCATCGAGAGGCGCCGCGCGGGGGCTCGGGGTACACCCCCAGGGGGTGCCAGACAGAGCCGGTCAGGGCGTCCAGACTCGCTCGGTCACGAAGGTGACGCCGCCCGAGAACACCTCGGGCAGGCTGTCGCTCTTGTCGCGGTTGCACTTGCGATGGGCCGCCGCGATGTTGTCGAGCGTGTCCGTGCCGCCGCGGGCGAGCGGCGTTATGTGGTCGATCTGAAATGACAGTTCGTGATCGTGAGGCAGGTCGTAGTCGATGGGCAGGCCGCACAGGTGGCAGTCGTCACCTCGACGCTTGATGACACGCCGAAAGCGATCACGCCTCGCTGTGTTGCGGCCCTCGCTCATGTCAGAACGAGAACCCCTCGTATGCAACGGGCTTGCTCGCATCGGCCCGCCTGCGTGGCTTGCTCGCAGCGGCGGCCTCGGCGTCGAGGGGCTGGTACTGCACGGGTGCACCAGCAGGGGCAGGCATCAGGTTGCTGTGCTGCACAGGGGCCTGCTGCACGGGGGCCTGCACAGGGGCCTCCTGCACAGGGGCCTCCTGCACGGGGGCCTGCACAGGCGCCTCCTGCACGGCCGCCTGTACGGGGGCCTGCTGCACGGGGGCCTGTACGGGCTCCTGCGGGACGATCTCGGCAGGCGCGTCTACAGGCAGCCCGGCACGGCCCGGCACGCCCTGCGGCGTTTCAGGGGCCGCCGCAGTAGCAGGCGCAGCCAGCCGGGCGAGGGCCTCGGCCACGGCCGCGTCACTCTTGGCCGCTGCAGCCTCGGCGCTTTCTACGATTCCGTTGCGCTCCAACACCATTGCTCAGAACCTCAGATCTTGAAAGGGAAGGGCAGCGCGTTGAAAGCGCCCCGTATGGCGGCCTCGACCAGGTCGTCGAGCTTGGACAGATCCGGCAGCTTGGGCAGCAGCCGATCGAGCACGCGGTCGACGATCTCGTCGAGCTTCTCGTCGAACTTCTCGGCGAGCTTGTCGGCGAGCACCGGGGCGATAACCGCCGCGGCCGGGGCGAGAATCTTGCCGATCGTTTCGGGCTTCATGTGTGCGGATCTCCTCGGCTCGTCGGTCTAGTTGGTTGGACGTTTGAGCCCGCCGCCGGATCGCTCGACCTCGCTCGCGTGCGCCTGCGGCTTGCTTGCGGGTGACCAGCCACGCAGCGAGGCCGCGACGGTAATCGCGTATGGCGTAACGCCAGAGTCAGGATCACGGCGACGGGCTAGGCGCAGACACTCGCGCGCTCTTAGGGCGCCTGTAGCGCCGCGCAGCGAGCCGGAATGCGCCAGCTATGGAAACGGCCCCATGCCACCCGATCGGGGCAGCCGGGGCCGTTTTGGGCACAGTTGTGCTGTTGCGTCGGAGAGTCTAAAAGCGCGAGGCGTCAATCGCGTTCACTGCTCGCCGAAAATGAACCGGCCACAGAAACGACGAAACCCCCGCCGTAGCGGGGGCTCGTCGAGGGCTTGGTCGTCAGGCCGCCGCGGTGTCGACCACCTCGACCTTGACGCGCTGCAGAAGGGTCTGCGTCTGACCCTTGTACTCGCCGTAACCCTTGACGGTGCCGGTCACCTTGACCATGTCGCCGCGGTCGAGGCCGAACAGGTCGCGCGAGGTGCCCATCGCCTTGAGCACGCGGCCGTCGGCGAGCTTGAAAACCACGATCTTGACGTACTCGGTGCCGTAGCCCGCGTACTTGTCGCGCTCAAACCCGGCCGACACGACGACCTCGGCGTCGAGGTTGCGCAGGCGCTCGCCGACCTCGCCAACCGTGTTGTTGTTCATCGCGGCGAGGCGGGCCTCGCGGCGGGCCTGCTCGGCGTGCGCGGCGTCCCACGCCTCTGCCAGCTCGCGCGCTGCGTTCTCGCGGGCAATGTTGGCGTGGTACTCGGCGATTGCGTCGCCGTGCTCGGCGAACAGGGCGGCCTCGCGGGCGGCCTTGCGGGCGGTCGACACGGCCTGCGAACGCTCAACCTTGCCGGTGCCGAAGCAGCCGTAGCAGGTGCCCTCGCACACGCCGAAGCTGTTCACCCAGCGGTACAGGCCCGAGCCACCGCAGCGGCCGCAATCCTCCAGCCACTCGATCCGATCGGTGCCGAGCTTGCCGGGGTGCGGGTCGACGTATCCGACGACGTCGAACTTCATTCCCTGGTAAGTGACCTTGACGCTCATTTGGGGCTCCTATCCCGTCGTGTTGATAGCTCAACACTAACACACTGTGTTGAGGTGTCAACACCTAATCGTGCGTGTCGGTTACGCTCTTGAGGCGGCCCCACTTTGGGGGGTTGAGGCCGCGCTACAGAACGCCCCGGCGCTACCTATCCGGCGCCGGGGCGTTCGTGCGTCAGCGGGGCGCTCAGGCCGTCAGAGACGGGCGCATGTGCAGCAGCGCCGCGAGGTACGAGCCGGTGTCGTCGTACACGCGCTCAAACTCGGGCTCCTCGTCGAGCGTGATCTTGCCCGCGCGGCGCTCGATCTCGTCGAAAACCCATGCGCGCGTCATGCGCTCGGCGGGCGACGGCGCCGCGAGGGCCTCAAGCGTCGCGGCCGACTGCAGCAGCACGGGCAGGCTCGCGCGGGCGAGCACGGCCTGCTTGCGGGCCTCGGTGGTCTGTGCGGTCATGTTGGGCTCCTATCCCTGGTGTTGGTTGGTTGACGTCTCAGCGGCCGTCAGGCGGCCGGGAAGGTGTACAGGCACACGCCCGTGTAGTTGGGGCCGGTGTAGCGGCTCGTCGCCCCGGCGGCCTCGATCAGCCGGTACACCTGCACGTAGCTGCCGAACGCAACGCGCTTGCGGGCGAGGGCGTACTGCTGCTGCAGCACCTCGGCGATTTGATCCATTGTGACCGTCTCGCCTGCGAACACGGCGAGCAGCGCCTCGGCGGTCGTCTCGGCAATCTTGCTGGCTGGCTTCTGCATTGTGGGCTCCTATCCCGTTGTTGATATCTCAACACTAGTCGACTTCTGTTGAGGTGTCAACACGTAACGAGGCCCCCGCCGGATCTCGACGAGGGCCTCGCTGCGCCGGGGCGCTACGCCTTGGGCGCCTTGTGCTTGCGCATCTTGCCGATTGACGAGATGGTGACCCGCTCGCCGCAGTGCGAGCACACGCCGTAGTTGCCCGAGCAGTAGCCGGTGCGGGCCGTCTCGCGCGGGTAGTCCCACGTGCCCGAGCCTGCGCACTGGTCGGCCGGGGCCGCCTTGCCGATCGTCCACTCGACCGGCGCCGACGGGAAGCACTTCGTGCACAGCATGGCGCCGTGCTCGGCGACGGCGTCGGCCTCAGTCTCGCCCGACAGGTTGGGCAGCCAGCCGATACGGGTCGTCGGCCGCAGCGACGAGCAGCCGCGCGAGCGGTGAATGTGCCCGCCGGGCACCAGGAAGAACCGCAGCCATCCGCGGTAGCGGGCGGCCTCGTGAGCGTCGATCGCGTCGCTTGCGGCCTGCTTGGCGGCCACCGCAGCCGGGTACGCCTCGACCGCAGCCGCGTACACCTCGCGGTTGTAAATGACGATCGACTCGTCGGCCGCGCGGGCGGTCGCCGCGTCGAGGGCCGTCTCATGGCTCATCTTCCAGTAACCGCCGTACGTCTTGTCGTCGTTGGCGGCACGGTGCAGCCGATCGGCGGCCGACTCCCACGCGGTGTAGGCGTCAAACCAGGCGTTTGTCAGCTTGGCGAGGATCTCGTCGGCGGCCTTAGCGTCGGCCTTGTCGAGCGCCGCGGCCTCGTCGCCGTACACGGTCGACATGCTGCTACCGACGTTGGCGCGGTTGAACTCGCGGGCCGCGGCCTCGTCGTCGAACACGCGGGTTTCGTCGGCCGTCTCGACGACGTAGACCTTGATCTCGGCGGTTGCGGTGCTGGTGTTCATTGTGGGCTCCTATCCCGTTGTTGATACCTCAACACTAGTCGACTCCTGTTGAGGTGTCAACACGTACGCGCGAACAAATTCCGCAGACACGAAAACGCCCCGCCGTGGCGGCCCGGCGGGGCGTTTCGCTTGGGTCATCGAACCTCGATCTCCTGGTGTCCGGTCTTGGCTTCGTGCTGGTCGGCCAACTGGCACGCGGTGTCGTGCCGGTCAGTGCTCTTGAACCATCCGCAGGTGTTGCAATCCGCGGCGGCCATCAGGCTGCAATCCCGTTGATCTTGTCGAGGCGGCCAGCCTCGCGCAGGATGCGGCACTTTGCGAGCTCGGCGCTGTTGAGGTGCCACCAAATTGCGTGTTCCTCGGGCGACTCGTCGCCGTACAGCTTGCGCGCGTCGAGCCATGCCTCGGTGAGTTCGTTCAGCCGCGGCTGCAGCTTGGCGAGATCTCGGGCAAGCTCCTCGTACGTGAACGACGAGCGCATGGTGCCGAATCGGGAGACGTCAAGTGCAGACATGTTGGGCTCCTATCCCGTTATCACTGTTGAGTTTTCAAATCGCCGGGGGCTTGCGGCCCCTGTTGATAGCTCAACACTAATCCCTGTCTGTTGAGATGTCAACACGTCAGAACGCCCCGCGAGTCGAGGTGCCCGCGGGGCGTTTGCTGACTTTTCGGCCGAAACTCGCCTACCTGCGACGACGGGCTCGCCGGCATGCTTTGCCGGCGTTTGCTCAGAACGGTGGCGGCAGCGACACCCTGCGCAGCCGGAACACCTCGCCGCCCGACGGGCTGCCCAGCATCGCGCACTGCAGCGCCTCGGCCACCTCGCGCGACAACTCGACGCCCTCGTCGAGCAGCACGACGTCGAGCACACAACCGCGTACCGACGTCGTCACGTTGCGCGCAGAGAACGCCCGCGACACCGGCAACCCGAGACGCCTCGCAAGCGCCGTGGCGGCGTCCATCCGCGCGGCGACGACCGCAACGCCCGTCATCGCTTCGCAGCCTTCGCCGTGAACACGAACAGGATCACGCCGTCATCCTCGCCGCCCAACTGCGCAGCAGCGTCGACAGCGCCCTTGTGCACGTTCGGGCCGCCGCGGCGAGCAGCCTTGAGGCTCCCCCGCCATGCGAGCGTGACCTCGGCCGCCGCGTATCCCTCGCTGTCGCACATGCGCGCCAGCACCCGCGCGGCGTCGGCCGTCAACACCTCGACCGCGCTCGGCTGGCGACACAGGTACTCGCGCGTCACCGGGAAGATCGTCAGGCACTCGTCGCCGGGCTTGACCTTGCTCGCGCTCACGCGCGCACCTCCTGCACATCAGCGGCCGGGGCCGCAGCGACCGCCTGCCACAACGACAGACGCATATCGGGGTCGCCGACGTACCCGCCCAACGCAGCCGCCGCAGCGGCGTACCTGTCGGGGCCGCCCTCGGCCGTCGGATGCGCAGCCGCCTGCGCCTCGGCGAGGCTGCCGCGGAACCGCTCGCGGATCTCCTCGGCGACCAGGCCCTCGGCGACGCACAACTGCCGCAGCCGCTCGGCCGCAAGCTCGCTCAGAATCTCGTCGATCGACCCGCGGAAATTGCGCGCGGCGTAATCGGTGAACGGGACGACACACATCACGGTCTGCCCGACCTTCTCGCCGACCGCAGCGACCCACCTCGGCCCCGCGAGATACGGGCTCGGAAAGATCCGGTACGTGACGACCGTGCGGCGCCGCTGCTCGCGCTCAAGCCACGACAGCGCGTCGTCGACCGTCTGCCCGGCGGGCTGCTCGACGTCGTCGGCGAGGTAACACACGTCGAGGCGATCCCAGCGGGCCGCGTCGTCGTCGATCGTCTGCACACGGCCGCGCAGCGGGCCGTCGAGGAATGCAACCTCACGCGCCATTGCGCACCACCGCCCACACGAACGCAGCGGTACGCCGCAGCCACGCACGCCACGACTCAGGCCGCCCGGCCGGGATGATCTGTACAAGGTTGTACTCGGCGTCCCAGAGGCGAATCAGCGGCCCGCGCGTGCGGCCCCAGCGCCTCGCACGCAGCACCCGCCAACGGCCCGCCACAGCGGCGCCCAGGCGGTCGAAACACGCCACGATGGCGAGGAACAGCACACGCAGGAACACCCGCCCGGCGTCGAGCAGATCCTCGGCGGCCTCGCGCAGCGTCGGCTGCGCCGGGGTCAGGTTGATACCGAGCAGCGGGGCAATCTGCCCGAGCGCCCGGTCGATCGAGAACTGCAGCGTTTGCAACGGATCTCGGCGCTGCGCCTGCAGCGGCCACTCGTCTGTGTAGAGCACGCCGTCGATCTCCACGCTGGCGATCGAGTGCCCTTTACGGTCGGTCAAACCGGGCTCCTATCCCTATTCAGTTGTGTCGAGCAGCACCAACGGTCGCACGCAAAAACGCCCCCGACCGATCACTCAGCCGAGGGCGTGTCGCCTTGCGCGTCAAGCAGGTTCGGGTCTGTCGAACTCCTCGCACCACATCAGCAGGAACTCACGCGCAGGGCGAGGCGTACCGGCGGCCACCGCGGCGTCAAACAGCGCCAGCAGGTGCACCAGGTACGCCGCCTCGTACTCGTCGTCAGCCTCGACGGCGCGCGTCGTGATCTTGCGGCGCTGCCGGGGCACGTTCATACCGGGGTCTACCGTGAGCACGCGAACCGCTCGGTTAGCAGCGTCCAGCCCGCCTCGGTCAGTTCAAAGTCGCCGCGACACCCGCAGTCGCAGCCCGTCACCAGCCCGCGCCCGGCGACCCTGCGGAACTTGGCGAGCACCACCCGCCACGGCACGCCGACGACGTCGCCCGCCGGGCCGTCGATCGCCACACCACCGAGCACCCGCGCGACGTCCCAACGGTTCGCCCACACGCCGCCGCGGGCATGCGTAACGACGGCCACCGCGGCGAGAAACCGCGTATCTGGAATGTCGCGGGCGTGTTGATAGTTCGGCGACCGGCGCAGCCTGTCGACGTCGTGCGCGTTGACCGCCCACACGGTGCCGCCGTTGCCGTCCGAGATCCGCTCGCCGCGCAACTGCCCGCGGCCGATCAGCTTGCCGACGTCGCGCCTGCGCACGCCGAGCAGCTTCGCCGCGCGGCCCTGGTGATACCAGCCGCCCATCACCACAGAACCCCCGTCGCCTCGATCGCCTTGCGGGCGTCGTCGAGCGCCGCCATGCGCAGCGCCAGGGCCTCGCGGGCAGTCGGGCCGCCCTCGCCGTCGCCGACGCAACCGCTGCAGTCGCCGCCGCACGTGCCCTCGCGGTGCAGGCCGCCCGTCTGCCGATCCTCGTCGCACGCCACGCAGGCGCCGGGGCCGCCGCACAGCACAGCCGTGCTCGACGGCGTGTGCACGACGACGTGCGGGCCTTGCCCGTAATCGGGGTGAGCGAGGCCAGGCTGCGACGTCCAACCCCACTGCGACAGATCGACGCCCGCAGGCCGCACGGGTCGAAACCACGCGCGGCCGTCGGCGCCGACTCGGGCCGGGTACAACTCGGCGACGCTCACGCGCCCACCGCCGCGGCCTCGATCGCGGGCGCGTCCTGCGCAGTGTGGTGCTCAAGGATGCGCACCACGGTGCTGTACCCGACGCCCAGCTTGCGGGCGATCATGCTCGGCGCGGTGCCCTCGGCGTGCTCGGCGAGCACCTCGGCGACCTTGCCGCGGTCGATCCGCGTCACACCCTCCGACACGATCCGCTCGGCCGCGACCGCGTGCGGGCCGAACAGCGCCGGGTCAGTCGACGGCTCGACGTCGATCGCCGCCAACTGCACACCCTGCGTCGGCACCGGCTGCGCAGCACGCGCGGCAGGCTGTGCGGGCTCCTGCGCGGCGTGCGCAGCAGCGTGCACCTCGGTGTGCACGTGCGCACGATCGGCCCACGCGCTCGCGCGCTCCTGCGCGACGTCGTCGAGCGTGAACGGTGCAGGCTGCTCGTCGACGCGCACCTCGGCGCGCTCGCTGCTCGACAGCGCCAGCAAGGCGATCGTCGACCCGGTGATCGAGAGGTCAATCACGACCGGGACCAGCCACGCGATAACCGGCGCAATGCCGCCCCACCCGATCGCCAACTCGCGCAGCGATGCGAACGACAGCGCGAACGCCGACGAGGCCACCGCGACGGTGATCCACAGCGACGCAGCGTATGCGCCGCCGATGATGCGCGACTGCACCAGCTTGTGCACGCCATGCGTAGCACCGAGCAGCGCGATCGGGGCGACCGCCGCGAGGGCCGCCGCGACGACCGGGTTACCGGCGTGCGTGTTCAGCAGCGCATGCGTGACGTTGCCGAGGATCGACGCCGCGACACCGGCCGCCAACCAGCCGCGAAAGAACCGCGTCGCCGACTCGCGCGGCGTGCGCTCGCCGTGCCTGCTCGGCGCGCTCACTTGACGACCTCAGTCGAGACGCGCACGGTGCTGGCGATCTCGGCGAGGCTGCGGCCCCGGCCGAACGAAGCGGAGACGAAGAACCGGCCGAAACGGGCCGCGACGTCGGTACGGTTGCCGCGCACGTACCACGCGGTACCCGCCGAGGTCGTGCCGGTCAGATCGAACGTGTTCATTGGTTGGGCTCCTATCCCGTTGTGCTGCTGTTCGATTGTGGAGGGGGCGAGGGCGCCCCGGCGATCACTGACAAGCGACTCGCCGGGGCTCCCGAAATCAGGACTCGATGCGGTCGTGAACCGGCAGCAGCGCAACGCACTTCGGGCCGCCGAACTCACGCTCGATCAACTCGCCGAAACGCGAATCGCCGCCCGCGTGGTTGCCGCCGCACTGCAGCCACTTGCCCGCGAGGAACTCGCCGACCGGCACCAGGTGCGGCAGCGCGCCCCGCAGGTTCGACTCGACCATCACGACCGCCGGGGCGTCGTCGGTCGCCGCGAACGCCTGCGACTGCCGAGGCAGCGGGCGAACGTCCTTCTCGCCGGGCTTGACGTACCCGACGAGGGTCAGCTTGCGGGCCGACGACACGCCGCCGAGCGTGAAGTCGCCGAGCGGGTGCCGGTAGATGTTCAGCGGCAGACCTTGCGGCAGGTTGTTGAGATCAATCATGTTGGGCTCCTATCCCGTAGCGCCCCGGCGGGGCGTCTGTTGACTATTCAACACTAGACCTGTTGCGGTGTCAACAGGAAACGCGAAACGCCCCCGGCCGCGTGGCTCGGGGGCGTCTCGTCGAGGTCAGCGCCGCGACCACTCGATCGGGCTGCCGCCGCGCGTGCACTTGCAACGCCAGCCGGTCATGTTCTTGGGCTGCCGGTACCGGGCGAACTCCTTGCCGTGCCCGCAGCGGCCGACCCACGGCGACGTCTCGTCGAGGTGCTCAAAGCAACGCTGACCGTTGCCGCCGAGGCTGCGGTGCTTGGCGGCCCACACGGCGTCATGCCCGTGCGAGTGACCCACCAGGGCGTGCGCAATCTCATGCGTGATCGTCTGCCACGTGTCGGCGTACGAACGCTGCGCCATCAGCGGCTTTGACAGGCCGATCTGCTTCGGGCCGTACTTGCACACGCCCGCGCGGCGACGGGCGTTGTCGAACGTCACCGACCACCCGACGAGGCCGTGCTCGGCGATCAACGCCTGCGCGATCTTGCGGGCCTCGGCCATGCTCATGTGCGCAGGCGTGACCGGCGCCGCCGGGCGTGCGACCGGCCGCGAGATCACTGCAGGCGCAGGCGAAAACGTCAACTGCTCGCCCAGGCCGTCGAAAGCGATCTGCGAGGTGCAGGTGCGGGGCTTGCTCATTCGGGGCTCCTATCCCTTGGTTGTGGCTCCTGTTGACCATTCAACACCATGCGGTGTTGAGGTGTCAACACGGAAACGAGAAACGCCCCGATTCCGTTGCCAGCGGAACCGAGGCGTTACGCGAACGGCGCTAGTCGCGCGCCATGTGCGCCAGCATGCCCGGCGTGAACGTCGACCGCCGCCGCGTGCGATCGAGGCGCACGTGCACGACGTCGCGGCCGACCTTGACCACCTCGCCGTACCGCTCGCCGCGCAGGAACGCGACCGTGCCGGGGTGAGTCGCCACGCGGGCGCCGACCGTGAACTCGTCGACGGCCTCGCCGTAAACGTGGGTGTTGTGCATGGGAACCCCTTTCGGGACAGGCGAGGCGCCCGAATGGCGCCCCGCGTAACGGGTCTGGTGATCAGCAGTGCGAGGTGCGGGCTGCGTACTTGCGCAGGCGGCCGGTGCCCGAGCCCTGCACCATCACCTCGCGCTCAAGCCACTGCAGCACCTGCCACACCTGCACGCTGTCGGCCTTGATTCCGCGGGCGATCTTGCTCGGCGTGAACCACTGGTACGGGCGATCGTCGATGAACTCGGCGACCTTGTCGGCCAGGTCGAAACCCTCGTCGGTCAGGCTGCGGGTCGCGGTGTCGATGATCATTTCGGGCTCCTATCCCCTTGGTGTTGATAGCTCAACAGTAGTGCATGACTGTTGAGGTGTCAACACATGCGAGAAGCGCCCCCAACCTCGCAGGTCAGGGGCGCCTCGTCGTCGAGGTCACGCGGCGTTGGCGCGGGTCCGATTCAGCCGGTGAACCGTGCGGATGCGTTCGGGGTAGAACGAGCGCCACTGCTCATGCCCGGCCGGGCCGCCGATGAAATCGCACACGATCCGGCCGCCGCTGGTGCGCGCGGCGCTCTTGAACCGGAACCGGCCGCGCTCACCCTTGATCGACACCTCGGTGCCAACCTCCAACGTGCGGCCGTTCACCACGACCTCGGGCTGCTCGACGACCGGCGCCGACGGCCGAAACACCCTGGTGCGCTTCACTGCAGGTGACCCGGCTCGTCGGGCAGCACCGTGTCAGGCGTCACCGGGTACGTCTCGTCGGTGACGATCGCCGTGTCGACGAAATAGCCGCCGGTCGTCGTGCACGTGATCGAGTACGAACCCGAGCACGTCGTGCGCAGCGGCACATTGTGCGCAGGCACCCACACCAGCCGCTCACGATCCCAACTGCCATCAGCCCGCACCGGCGAATCGCAAAGGCTGCGCTTCTGGCTGCCGAGGAAACCCCACGGCACCGTCTGGCACTCGGGGTGACCAGGGTCAGCAGACGCCTGCGGCGCATGCAGCACAGCCGCCGCGGCGAACGCTCCGAACGACGCGAGCAACGCTGCTCGCTTGAATCCTGTTATCCGTACTGACATTTCGTGGGCTCCTATCCCGTGAACTGTTGAGACGTCAGCAAGCTAGCACGCGGCTGTTGCCTCGTCAACAGATGACGGCGTGTCGGCCTTGCGAGGTCGGCCGCGCTTGCGGCGCCCGGCGGCCAGGCGCTCAGCCTCGGCGGCGTCGCGGGCGTCCAGGGCGGCGACAACGTCGCTGTAGGCGTACACGGGCGTAGCGACGCCCGACGGTGCCGGATCGTCGACCAGCTTGCCGTCAGCGAGGCGATACGCGCGGCACGGCACCTCGCACGCAACCAGCCGGTAGAACGTCGAGCGAGGCACGTCGCGCCCAATCCACTTGAGCAGCCGCCACATTTCGGCCTGCGACCGCAGCGTCTCGTCGACCCGCGACAGCATCCACGCCTGCAACTCGGCGACGTCCCACGTCGATTTGCAGCGACGGCACACCACCTCGGCGTCACCCTGACGGCAGTACATACGCGCCCCGCACTCGGCGGGCTCGGTGTAATCGTCGACCGGCGGCAGCAGCGACGCGCACAGCCCCACGTACTGCAGATCCGGCGGCAAGTCGATCGCCGTCTCGCACTCGGCGCGCAGGCGCCGCACCTCGGCGAGCATCTCAACGGCGTTCTCAGCGCGCATCAGAGCGCCGATCTCACCCGCCAGCTTGCGGGCGCAGTCGTCGCCCGACGGCACCGGCTCGCTGTACGGCAGGAACACGTCGAGGTACCAGCGGGTCAGCGTCGCGCGGCACTCAAGCAGCAGCCGCGACGCGCGCTCATTCAGCGGCAGACTCGGCAGCTTCTCCCCCGTCGACACCTTCGCCGACTCGCGGCCGAGCTTCGCCTCGCCATACGCCGACTCAGCCAAACGCGCGAGATACCAAGGCAACTCGGCGAGCCCGGCGCGCAGCAGCTTGCCGCACGGCCAGCACAGCGTCATGCTCGCCGCACCCTTGCAGTTCTGGCACTCAGCCACGCGCGCCCTCCTCGGCGTCGAACTCGGTCGGATTGGCGGGCCGCGGCGACCCGTAGTACGAGATCCCGGCGCCCCGCGGGCAAACGCCGGCAAAATCCTCGAGCACCCCCGGTGACCTGCGCGGATCGCCGAAACTCACGGAATCCGGCAAACTCACGCGCGAGACACCTCGGTGAACGGCGCATACCGCGGCGACGGCGACCCATCCGAGCCCGTCGGGCAGTCGATCCAACCCTCGACGTCGTCGCTGTGCTCCCACGGCTGCGGATCGCACGGGCGGTACTGCCACAGGTTGCGCATGAAACACCAGCGCCAACGGTCGCCGTCAACGTCGAGCCACTCGCTCGACCGCTCGCGCACGCCCAGCGTCGACACCTTGCGCGGCCGGGGCCGGTGAACAGGCGCCGCCACGATCACGACCGGGGCGTCAGCCGCCAACTCGCCCGTAACCTCAGCGGCCTTGAGGCGCATCGCGTTGACCGCGGCGAGGCCCGCGCGGATCGCCTGCACAGGCGTGTGCGACGGGTGCACGATCCGAGAGCGCACCGTGTCGGCGAGCACCTGCACCTCGTCGACCGAAAGCTCGATCAACTCAGGCATTCTCGGCCCGCCACGCCTCGATAGCGGCGTCGCCCCACCCCGGCGACGACACACGGATATGCACACCAGGCTGCTGCGAGATCTCGGCCAACACCTTGCGGCGGTGCGTCTCGACGACCTGCGAATCGTCCAACCAGCAGACGTCAGTCAGGCCGTCGTTGACCGCGCGCTCTAGCTTGTCGGCGTCGGGTCGCTTCACCGCGGGCGGCGTGTAGCTCTTGGGCGTGCCCGACGGCCGCGGCATGACGAACGTCAGCGACGTGACGACCGGGTACTTGCGATCGAGCACCGGCAGCCCGGCGGCCATCATCGCGTCAGCCGCAGCGAGCGCGATACGAGCGCGCCACGGCCCAACCTCGGCGCTCGACTCGACCAGGATCGCCTTGCCGCGCGACTGACCCGGCGCGGCCTTTGCAAACCCCTTGAAATCCTTACTGCCCTGCGGTGCAGGCTTGCCCGGCACGAACATGCGCAACTGCCTGCCGCCGTTACGTTCGTGCGTCACACGGGCGCTCAGCGCCGCGTACAGCACGTCGTACTGCTCGGCGGGCACCATGTCGAGCAGAAGCTCGGCGGCCTGCTCGCGGGCGTACTGGTCGGCCTGCTCGACGAGCGCCTGCGGATCTTGCCCGATCGGCCCGGCGACACTCAGCCCCAGGTCGAGAGTCTGGTCGGTCACTCCATGCTCCCTATTCAGTTGTGTGTCCAGCATTTTCGCTGCTCGGCTGCTCATTCCGGCCGGTCAGCGCCCCGATCGAACCGCGCGGCCCCCGCTAGGCCCGTGATGTTTGCTGCAGCGGGGCGTGTCTACAGATCTACAGATCTCTCCATATGAGCGGCACACACGGCCCCGACCCGACAGCGACCAGGCGAAACGGCGAGAATCTTGTATAAGAGTCGTCAACTTGAAAACATCTGTAGATCTGTAGACAACGCTCTTAAAAGAGTCTTTTACCTGCGGAAACGCTAGAACAGATTGCGTCTCTCGATCTGTGCCAATCTGTTCTATCTGTAGACACTTGGCACGCTTTTGGCACAGATCTGTGCCGGTAGCTAGCTGCGAGGGCCGCCGCATGTCAGCGGAACCCGACGCCGAACTCGTTCGACAGATCCCAACCAGGCTGCAGCGCCAGACCCGCGTACACCCGCGACCCGCGCACAGGCATCGACCGCACCCCGAACCGCGCCGACAACTCGCGGCCGAGCTTCACCTGCGAAACCATCGCGTCCTCGCCGTTGGTCATCGCCCACCGCTGATACGCCTTGAGCACCAGCGCAGGACTCGCCCCGCCCCCGCCCGGCGCCCCGGTCGTCAACACGCAGCACTCGGCGATAAACCTCCCGAGAGCGTCCTCCTGGTCGCTGTATTCCTTCGTGGCGTCCAGCACCGAGGCAGGCTCGCGGAGGCCCTCAGCGGCGATCTGACGGGCTCCTGCCACCACCCAGGCGAGGATTGCGGCGCCCTCCTCGGCGACCAGTTCAGCGGCGAGGTTGGGATTGCGCTGCTCCGGCGGGACCGTGTGCAGGAACGGGATAAGACGCAGCCGCCGCCAGAACGACGTACCACCAGCGGATACCTGCGGCTGGTGGTTGCCCATCAGAAACAGCGTGTGCGACGGGATGAAGTCGAAATAGTCCTGCCGCATGTAGCGGCCCGACAGGACGTCGCCGCCGGTCAGCACCTTGACCTTGGCCTCGTCAAACTTGCTCTCTGCGTTGATCTCCGAACACACGACCATGCGGGCGCCGTGCAGCCGGGCGATCTCCGTTTCGTGCCGGTCACGCCCGGCCAGCAGGAAGTTCGCCGGGGCCGTGATCGCGTAGTCGCCCAGCACTGTGCTGAGCACGTCCATGAGCACGCTCTTGCCGTTCGACCCGCCACCGAACAGGAACGGCAGCACGTGGTGCGTCACCTTGCCGATCGCGGCGAGCCCGGCGAGGCGCTGCACATAGCTGATCAGCTCTACGTCATCGCCGAACGTGCCGCCGAGGAACTTCGCCCACTTCGGTGCCACCGCGGCCGGGTTGTATCCGGCGCCAGTGCATTTCGTGTGCCATCCGTCGGGGTTGTGCTGCAGCAGGTGCCCGGTCTTGAGGTCGACGACGCCGCTCGGCGTGTTCAACTCGTACGGCTCGGCGTCGAGGTCGGCCAGGCGCACGCGCATCTTGGGCTGCGCCTTGGCGAGCGCGACCATGTTCTCAAGGCCCTTGCGGGACAGGCTGCGCATGCGGTGCTGGATAAGGTCGCGCGGGCTGTCGTCGTCGATACGGATTGCCTCGACGACCTTGCGCGCGGCGACCAGCGCCTCGCCGTTGTCGGTGCCGTGCTGCCAGCGGTCGCCCGCCCACGTCAGCCACTTGCCCGTGTCGGGGCAGTACCGCAGCCGGTCGCCGTACGCCTCGACGAGCAGGTCAGCGTTGCCAGTCTCGGTCAGCGTCACGGCCGGGGCAACGGCGTTGCGTCGCTCGTTTATATCCACGACCTGCGCTAATGCGCCGTCCGAGCTAACGCCGGCATCGGGGGCCGGGTTCGTTTGCTGCGGCTGCGGGTCGTCGTGCACCAGGTCGAGCGTGATCTCGCGCGGTGCGACTCGGTCGATCAGGTGCACGTGCTTGCCGTACTCGGTCGCAAGCTCGGCGTCGGGCTTGGCGGCGACCTGCATCTCGGCCCAGCGGAATGCGTTCGGGATCTCAAAGCCGGGCACGTCGCGGCCGGTGCGTGCGCACTCCTCGGTGAACCGCCGTTTGATCATGTCCTCGGCCGCCGCGAACTCGTCGGCCGTCAAGCAGCCGTTGCGCAGCGCCGCCATGAGTCGCACGGTCACCTTGACGAGCCACGGGTGCCGCTCGGTGATCGGCTCCTCGGCCCACGCCTTGATCGTCGGCGCGAAATACTCACACGTGCCGACGGCGAACTTCCACGCCTCGGGTCGACTGACGATCTCCTGCGAGGTGCGCCGGTCGCCCTCATACTCGGCGACGCCGTGCTCGTCGAGCCGGTCGCGCAATTCGTCAAGTGACAAAGGGGCGCCCGTGTCTGCCTCGATCGTGACGGGCTTCGGCTCGGCCTCATCCTTGAGGTTGAAGCTGCCGGGCACGCGCAGCACGCGGGCGAGGTCGTACACGCCGCGGTCGATCTTGGCGCCCAGGCCCTCGGCGACGATGCACGCGAGGCGGCCCCACCGCTTGAGCAGCGCCGCGCACTCAGCGCGCAGGGCGTCACTCGCGGCGGCCATGTCCTCGGCGCCGTCGGCCTCGATCAGCCCGTCGTCGATCGGCCAATACGGCTGCAGCCCGTTGCCGCTGTACACGACGGCGCTCGGCCGCACGCCGAGGATCGCCGACAGTTCGTCGATCACCTGGTGCGCGTGCGCGAGATCCCTGCAGGCGCCGCCCTTCACGTCGAGGTCACACCAGATCGCCGCCAGCCTGGTGACGTCCTCGGCCGTGCCGCGGCCCTTCTGCTTGCCGTCGTCGTCGACCGGCCGGGGCCTCGTCGGGTTGACACCAAACCACAGGTGCCGCCCGGTGCCGAGCGCCATTGCGAGGCCCTGCAGCGCGTCGCTGTCCTCGGCGTACTCCATGACGGTCGACTGAAACGGGCCGCCGGGCTTCTGGTAGTTGATCGAGACGTGCTCGCCGTCGGCGTAGCCGAGCAGTTCCAGCAGGTCAGTAAAGCCGTTCACTCAAACCTCTATTCAGTTGTGGGGGCTGGCATCTCGCGGCGGTCACAGCGTCAGACCGTTGCCGCCCTCGGCCACCGCGGGTACGTCAAACAGCCCGCTGTGTTGCGCCTCGATCGCCGCCCGTGCCGCGGCCTTGTCTGCGGCGGCCTTGAGCTTGGCGCGGTATCGCTTCACGCAGGCTTGGCACAGCGCGATCACGTTGTCGTCGGCCTCGTTGCGGTCGTTGCCGTCGAGCGCGACGACGGCGAGGCTCACGACCTTGTCGGCGTCGAACAGCGCCGGGCGGCCGTGCGTGTTGCCGCAGCGGTAGTGGATACCGAAACGGTGCGACCGGCCGCAGCCGCCCTCGCACTCGCAGCGCATGTCAGCGCGTCGCATGGCGATGCGGTCGAATAGTGCTGCGTTGGTGGGCATTAGGCGCGGGCCTCGATCGCGGCCTTGATCCGGTCGCGCCGGAAGTCTGACCACAGGTCGCCGGTCAGCGAGTCGTGCACGATCGGCGCCACCTGGTGCCCGGCGGCGACGAACTCGGCCGTCAGCGCCTCGGGCGACTCGTCGAGGCGCACCTCGGTGTACGTGACGCCCTTGTCGTCGAACGCGCGTTTCGTGAGGTTGCACTTCATGCAGGCCGGACCTGTCGTGTAAATCGTGATCATCGGGGGCTCCTATCCCTGGTGTTCAAATGGCTTGAGAGACAGAGCGAGCCGGTGACGTCCCATTGCGCCACCGGCTCGCCGTACAGGTCAGGCTGCTACTTGAGCATGCCCATGCGCTGCAGCGCCTCGTATGCCTCGGGGGTCACGCCCTCGGGCAGCGCGTCGCCAGCCGGGGCCGCCGCCGGGGCAGCGCCGGGGGCAGGCTTCTTGTAGGTCGCCGTGTACAGCTTGGGCGGGGTCAGGTTGCCCTTCTTCTCGCCGTCGCCGACGTACGTCACGTGCAGTTCGCCGCCGACGTCGAGGCCCTTCGCACCGGCCGCGATGACGGCCTTCTGCACGGCCTTGCGCATCTCGCCCTTGACGAACAGGCGACGCAGGCCGTCGTCGTCCTCGATCTCGGGGTCGTTGAGGTCGGTCTGCACGGTGACGACCAGCTGCATGCGCGGGCTGCCGTCTTTCCAGGTCAGGGGCTCGTTGGTGTTGAGGTCGGTCTGCTGCCGCTGCTCGGGCTCCGCTGCGATCAGGCCGCCGACGGTGTCGCCGTGGCTCTTGAACTTGGCCGATGCCGGGCCGCCGCCGCCGAGGAATCCGTACGAATCGTTACTCATGTGTTCTGTGTTTCCCTTGTTCAGTTGTGTGTTTCCTGTTGCGCCCGTTCGCCTTTCGGCCCGCCGGGCGCGGGCGGGGCTTATGTCCCGTCGAAGTAGTCGTGAACCTCGTCGGGGTGATCGCGCTCGTACTCAATCTCGGCGATCCGGCGCTCGCAGTACCCGCACCCGTCGCCGCTGCAGCGGTGGCGAGCCATCAGAAAACGATGAAGTTCGTACCGCCGCCGGGCATCGGCATCGGGATGATGCCGTGCGGGCCGCTGTCGTCGACGCTGCCGCCCGAACTGCCGCCGGTCGACGGATCGCAGGCGGTGCCGCCGAAAGCGATCAGAACGGCCGCCACAGCCGCGGCAATTCGCTTGAGCATCAGGGGCACTCACCTTTCGGGTGTTCAAGCCAGCACGTCGAGCACACGGGGTGACGTCGGGCGCTGGTCGAGTCCTGCGAGGTGTCCTCGCAATCAACATGTATAAGGGCGCCGTCGCTCATATAAGCGACCTCGTCGCCGGGTTGAACCGACGTCGGGCAGGCGCCGCAGCGGCCGTGATAGCGGGCCGTGAACGTCGACCGGGCGCTCACTTCTCGACCTCGCAGGCCGCCAACATCTCGCGGGCAAGCTCGACCGCCTGCCGGGCGCCGTCACGCTTCGCGGTCGCCTCGGCAAGCTGGCTGTCGAGGATCTCGCGCTGCACGGTCAGCAGCCGCACCTGCCGATCGGCGACGCGCTCGGTCGCCGTGTTCGTGTCGATCTGCTGCTGCCACAGCCAGCGGTCGACGTCGGCCGCCGCGGTCGGTGCGACGACCAGGTGCAGCCGCGCCGCCTTGTCGGCGACCTCGGATCGTTGAGTCATGCTGCGCGGGCTCCTATCCCCTTGTGGTGCGCGGTCTGCGCGCGGAAGTCGGCGAGGGCCTGGTCGCCTGTGTCGTGCTGCGTGCTGCGGCCCCAGAACGTGCCGACGGGCGGCCGTACGTGCCACCGCCCGCCGGTCTTGCGGATGAGCCAGCGCGAGCTAACGCCGGCAAAATTGGATCGCTGCACGTCAGGCCGCCAAAACGCCCCGATTGGCAAACGTCACGATCGCCGCGACGCCGCTCGGGAAGTAGTCGACGACCACGTACTCGGGCTCAGGCATGCCCGCGTAGTGCACGTGCTGCTCGATCACCCAACCGATCACCCGGCCGTCCTCGGTCAGGCGCCGGATACGCCACGGCCTCACGACGCCCCGCCCTCGCACGCCCACGGCCGCTCAGGGTCGGGCTTGGTGACGAAGAACGGGCAGAACATGCAGTTATGCGGGTGCTTGGGCACCATCGCCAGCCGCTCGGGGTGCTCCTCAATGTCGAGGTCATTCAGCACCAGGGCAATGTCCTGCAGCCGCTTGACGGTGTCGGCGACGACCTGCTCGTCGTACTCCTCGGACCACACGAACGAACTCGACAGCGTGCCGCCCCGCGGAATGAACCAGATCGCCACACGCTTGACGTCGAAACCCTCGTTTCGGTAGCCCTTGCCGTAGCAATGCGCCTGCACCCGGTACTCGGCCGACGGGCCGTGCTTCTTGTACGTCGAGAACGCCGTCGCACCAGGAAATTTCAGGTCGATGACTGTGCCGGTCCACGTGTCGAACAGGTCGCACGTCCCGGCCAGGCCGCCAGCGACCTGCACCCGGCGCTCGGAGAACCACCGGCCGACGTACTGCGGCTCGTCGCCGTGCTCGGCAACCGATCGCAGTACGGTGCAACGCTGCTCGCGGTCGCGCAACCACTCGTCGACGATCCGGTCGTTGTCGAACAGCACCGCATCCTCAAACTTGGCGTGCCCGGCCGTGCCGAGCCATGCGGGCAGCGGGTCGCCCTCGGGGTTGATCCGCGGCATTTCCAGCATTGCCGTGACCAGCCGCCGCGCGCACGGGTGACCCACCTCGGACGGCCCGAGGGCGCGCTGCTGTGAGCGTGCGTGCGTCGCCCATGCGCGCTTAAACACGCCCTTGAGATCGCCGAGCAGGCCCGCGTTGAACTCGGCCGTAGGTGTCGGGGGCTTGTCGCGCTCGGGGGCGTCATCGGTCAGGCCGAAAAACCCTGCGTTGCCGCTCATGCGCTCACCTCACGCGCGAACGCCGCCGCGAGGTCGGCCTCGGCCTGCTGCAGCGCCGCCGCATACACCCTGTGCGCCTCGGAGAGCGACGCAGCGACACCAGCGGCCCGCACCATGTGCCCGGCGACCTTCTGCGCTTCCTCGGGCGTCAGGGGCCGCATTGCACCGCGGCGGCCGTCGGGGTCGGTGCTCGACACGATCACTCGGCCGAGATCCGCGCGCACGCCGACAATCACCTCGCCGACGCCCTTGCCGGGCTCAGGCACGGCGACCTTGCCGACGTGCACGAAATTGCTACTGCTCACAGTTCCAACGCCTTTCGGATCTTCTCGCTGAGGGTTGAGGGGTCGATCAGCGCGAGGCTGTCGACGGCCGGGCGGCCGGTCGAATTGAGCAGCCGGGCGTCGCCGCCCCATCCCTGCTCGGCGACCCACCGCACCGTTGCCTTGCCGGGCTGCACGCCGACGGCCTCGACGACGCCGACCTTGAACGCCGACAGGTTGCCGTCGCGGGCGCCCCGCCACACGACGGCGCCCGGCGAAATGTCCTGCCCGGCCCAGTTGTACGTCACAGCGCCGCCGCCTTGGTGTTGCGCAGAATGTCGAAGCACTGCGCCGTCGCGCAGGCGTCGGCGAGGGCGCTGTGCCGCTCGACGACCGGCACGCCCAGGCGCTCGGCGACGTCGTCGAGGCCCTGCAGTTCGGTCGGGTCGACGTCGAGCTTGCCCGCCGCGTACGCCGCGAGATCCGCGAGCCGGTGATGCCACACCTTGCCCACGTAGCTGTTGAAGATCGCCCCGGCGTCGACGATCTGCTGCGCGATGAGCGTCGAGTCGAACGTCGGGTTAGAACCGGCGAACGTGTTGCCGCGCAGCCACTCCTGCAGATCGCGCCACGCCGCCGCGGTCTGCTGCGGGTTGTACGCCTCGCGCCACACGCCGCGCTCAAAGTAGCGGTTGATCTCCATTGCCGCGGGCTGCGCGTCGCCCAACTGCTTGCAGTCGACGAACGGCGCGAACGTCATTGACTCGCCCGTGTCGACATTGATCGCGGCGACCTCCAAAATCGCCGCCTTGTCGTGCAGTCCGGTCGTCTCGACGTCGACCACGATCAATTGCCTTGCCATGTCAGGGGCTCCTATCCCTCGTTGTTTTCGACCAGGTCCGTGCGGTAACTGACCGACGTTGCAGTGCACTCGGCGACGACGTCGGGGTGCAGCGACTTGAGCAGGCGTTGATCGAGCTTGTTGCTCTTGATCTCCTTGCGGCGCACCACAACCTGCCCGCCGATCTCGCCCTCGTCGGCGCCGTCGAGGGCCTCCTCGATCGCGGCCTTAGCCATCTTCTCGACGTCGGCCCACTTCGCCTTTTCGGCACGCGCGTGCCGCAGCAGGTCGACGTGTCCCTTGACCTCGCTCAGGTCAGCCGCCATTACTCGCTCCCGTCGTCGTCGTGTGAATACTTGAAACCTGCGCAGTGCGGGCAATGGCTGCAGCCCACGTCGCTGTGATCCGTGTAGAGGTGCGTGCAGGCGCACACCATGACGTGCGCCGGGTCGTCGAGTTGGAACGGCAGCGGCTCGGGCTTGAGCACGGGCAGCGTCAGCACGGGCTCGCCTCCCCACGTCTGCACGACTACTCGCGGCCGGTACCAGATCAGGTCAAGCGCCGACAGGGCCGCCCCTGCCGCCGCGGCGGGATCTGCGGCGGCATAGGCGATCTGGTGCTCGATTGCGTTGGTCAGGCCGTCAAAGTAGGCGAGCGTTGCCTCAAATTGCTGCTGCTCGCACCAGAATTGAACCGCGTCACGGTCGGCCCACCAGGGGCGTTGCGGCCCCGTCATGTCAGGCACCGGCCGCCGCCTCGCGCTCGCGCTTGGCGATCTCAAAATCGAGGTACTGCCGGGCCTTTCGCAGATCCTCGATCGCGTCCCACTTGAGGTCACAGCGCCACACGTACTTGGTGACGTTGCCGAGGCTGTAGCCCATGTGCTCGACAATGTCGATGCACTCGATTGGACGGCCGCAGCCTTTACACGCCGCCTTGCTCGACGTGTAGTGCGACGGGTGCTCGACGGCGTCACCCTCGACAGGCAGCGACGTCTCGACGGCCAGGTCGGCGACCGTGTCGGGCTGCAGGTTTAGCAGCTTGCTGCAGTTCCACTCATGCCCGCCGGGGTTGGCGCCGCCGCCGCAGCAGTAATCGACCCGCGGCGGCACGTTGCTGGTTTCGGCGTCTGCGCTGGTCAGAGGCTCGCCGGCCTCGTTGCTGTCGGCGGCCTGCATGCGCTTGATCCACTCGGGCAGATCCGTTGGCGGCCTGCCGTTCTCGTCGCACAGATTCGGGCCGTCGAACACGAACGGGCCGACGGCGCCGCGGCTGTACGGCGCAACGCCGCCATTCCACGCGACCCACCCGTGCGGCTTCGTCCAGCCCCACCGCGCGCCCTCGGTGTCTTTCCAGATGTACCCGCGGTCGGCCTGGTCGAGGCTGTCGACGATGCCCGGCACGAACACGGTCGGGAACACCTGCGGCGGTTCAGGGATCGTGTACAGCGCCCCCGGCGACGGCACCTCGTCGTCGCCCGGCAGCCATGTGCTCGCCTCGACCGTGAGCGGAGTCTCGGCGAGCAGCGCAGTGAGCTTGCCCATGAGATCCGGCCGCACGCCGTCGTCGGCCCCGGCGCGCAACTGCGCGTTGATCTCATCGACACCCGCGACGAGCGCCTCGCCGATACGCGCAGTGCGCCCGGCGATCTCGTCGACGAGCGGACCCTCGTACGCTGCGAGCGCCTCGGCCGCGGTCGGGATATGCGCGGCGGCCTCGCCCATCTGCTCGCGCCACCGCGCGTTGATCGCCGCGTAATCCGGCACGTGCGGCTCCCAGGCGTCAGGGTCGCCCGCCTCGGTTGCCTTGCCGCCGTAGAGCACCGCGGTGTCGATCGGCGTCGCCAGCGCCTCGCGCAGCGCCTTGTCGAGGTGCTTGCCGAGGGCATGCTCGGGGTCGAACAGCGCAGCCTCGTCGAACGCCTTGCCGACGCCCTCGGCGATCTCGGCGACCTTCTCGGCGACGGCCATTGATCCGAGCCCGAGAATGTCGCAGACCCGGCACCACATTGCGCCGCTCGGGTCGAACACGCGGGCGTCGTACAGCCCGCACACGTGGCACTGCACACCACTGGTCGATTCACTCACGCTGCGTTGGCCTTTCGCTCGGAACGGATGATCAGACGACGGTCGCGCTGCGTGAGGCCGCCCCACACGCCCCACAGTTCTGTGCCGAAACTGAGCGCCTTCTCGCGGCACTCCTCGATCACCGGGCAGCGGGCACAGATCCGCTTAGCCTCGTTGCCGCCCTGCCCGCGCTCAGGAAAGAACAGTTCGGGGTCGACCTGCTGGCACAGCGCGTCGGCCTCCCAATGCTCGGGAATCTGCATGTACTCGTCGACGACGTCGCTCATTCCGTTGTCTCGCTTTCGGTTTCGTCGTCTGCCTCGATCTGGTCGAGCAGACTCAAGGGCATGCCGTCGGACGTCTCGCGGGTCGGTACCAGGCGAGCCAGCCCCGCAGCCGGGTTGCCGCCGCCCGCGAGCGAGCGCAGGTACCTCGTCACGCCCGACGACTCGATCGGCGTCAGGGCAGCCAACGCGACGGCGACGCCCTGCAGCGTGTGCCGGTCGAGCCTGCCGAGCGCCGCCCACACCTCGCCGGGATCTTCGTCGCGCACCTGCGCCGCCAGTTCGTACGCGCGGTCGAGCACGCCCTGCGTCATGCGTGACAGCGGGGCGTGATCGAAACTGATCACCTTGCTGCCAGCCTTGGCGGCCATTGCGATGCGCCCGGCACGCGGCGACGACGACGCCCGCAGCATCAGCGCAATGCGGATAACCGCCCGGCGGGTGAATGTGTTTGCAGCCCTATCCCATCCGTCTGCGGCCAATTCGTCACCGTGACGGTTCAGCACGTTGCGCAGAGATCCGCGCGACTCGATCGCCAGCAGACGGCACACCTCCTCGGCGCTGGCGACCTCTCCAATGCGCGGCCGGAACAGGTCGAGCACGCCCGTGTTGGCGGCGATGCGGCCCCGCTCCTCGCGCTTACGAGCCCGGCGCTCGGCGACCTCGATTGACGTCACTTGTCGGTTGCCTTTCCTGTGATGTGACCGGGGCAGGTGTTGTCGGGGCGCTGGCAGTCGAGGCAGTCCTCGACGCGCTCACGTACGTTGCTCACCAGGCGCCCACCGACAGCGCGCCCAGCGCCAGACCGACGATCACCATTGCGAGCGTGAGCAGCGCCCAACCGAGCAGCGCACCAAGACGCTCGGCGCCGCACCGCGAGGTGCTGCCGGGTACGTGATGTGCGTTGCAGGGCAAGCAATATGGCGCCGGGCTCATCGGGCCACCGCCGAGGCGAGCAGGCCGACGATCGGCCGGGCGACGAACAACTCGACCAGGTGCTCGATCGTGAGTGCCGTTTCCAGCCACAGGCCGTACAGCGCGACCGGCAGACCCGCCTCGGGGTCGTTCAGCGCCTCGTCGATCCGGTCGCCGACCAGCTTCTCGACCTGCTGCGCAATCGTCGGGTCGTCGGCTGAAATGAGGCCCGCGTACCGTAGAATCCTGCAAGGCATAACAAGTGGCTCCTATCCCCTTGGTTGTGTCGGCCAGCCCCCGCCTCGCGCGGGGGTTGCGTCGTTTAGGTGGTTGCGCGGTCACCCGTACCGCTCCATGTCCGGCTCGGCGTGCAGCACGCGAACCTCGTCGGCCCTGACGGTCGGAACGCCCATCTCCTCGTCGTCGACCGCGCGCAGCGTCGACAGTTCGCGCTCCTGGTCGGCGAGATCGGCGAGCGCCGCCCGGTGCGCAGCGTCGGCCTCGGCGTACTCGTTGACCGCGGCGTCACGCTCGCTGGTCAGCAGTTCGATACGGGCGTACGAGGCGACGTTGTCCTCGGCCCGCGCCCGCAGCGCCGCGGCGAGTTGATCGGTCAGCGCTGCGATCACGCGGCGACCGGCGTCACGCTCGGCGACGGCCTCGTCGCGCTCACGCTTGAGCTTGTTCGTTACCTCAATGTGCTTGCCCAACTGCATGTTTCAGGCTCCTAACTGGTCGACGGGCAGGCCCTCGGCGAACCGACGTAGCTCTGCGAGGGGAAACAGCACCTTGCGGCCGTGCCGCCGCGGCATCAGATCGCCGGATGCGCGCAGCCGGTCGACCTCCTTGGTTGACAGGCCGAGAGTGCGGGCAGCGTCCTCGCGGGTGAGCAGCAGCGGCTCGACCTCGACGACGACCGCGGGGGCCGTCACGCGACTGCCACCGGCTCGGCGAGATCGCCGATCGGCACGCCGAACGTGCCCGCGATGGCGGCAAGCACGCTATGCGTCGCAGTGCCCGACCAGGCGTCGTCAAACGCCGAGTACACGGTCGAGCGGCCTACGTGAATCGTTCGTGAAAGTTGATGACGGTCACTGATTCCGTTGTCACCGAGGCATCGGGCGACGCTTTCCGGCTTCCAACGGAGTTGATGTTTCTGTTCTGGCACGGTTGGGAACGGTACACCAACTGTCCTGCTTTCAGGACACTTGGTACCGGCGCGTTACGGAATGCTCCGCATCCGAGACACTTGTACCATTTGCGCGAAACGTACTGGTCAGTAGATTAATGCTGCTCTAAGAGCTATTACGATCTTCTATGTAATTGCTTTGTCCTGAAAAGTGGACTAGATTGACAGCCACCGGACACGCTGTCACGGGCGTGTCGCACTCGGGGGAACTGAAGGGACACGAAATGGACGACGACAGCGGCAAGTCGCTCGCCGCGGTACTTGGGTACCTGGTCGGCAGACCGCTCAAGCTGCGCGAGATCACCGAGGCCCTGCAGATCAGCCGATCGCGGTATTACGCGCAGATTGACGAGGGCAAGCTCATCACGCCCGACAACCTGGTACGCGCCGCCCAGAACCTCGGCATAAACGAGGTTGACCTGCTCGCACGCTTCGGTGTGATCAGCGACGAGGCGGTGATCGAATACGCCGACCGGCTACGCAGCGCCCCGGCCGCCGCGGCAGTGCGCACACCCGCGCGGCCGATCGCCGTCTCGCCCTCCGTCGTCGCACCCAAGCGCGGGCGCCGCAAGCTCGGCGAGCTATCCGTGCGCGCGAACGTCTCCGGTCTCTGATTTCACAGCAGACTGTGACCTACGCCATTTGTCCCAAATCTGGGACACGTCGTACAGTGTGCCGGTGACCCTCACCACGTTTGCCGTTCTGACCGCAGCGGCGTCGCTAATCATCCGTCGTCGCACGTGGCACGTACCCGGTGAGATTGCAGTCAGTACGGCCGTCCTACTCCTGGCGGTTGCAACATTCCTCAGCAGCGACGAGATCGACGCCGTCGGCGTCGGCGACGTCCTTTGGCACGCAACGGGCTTCGGGTACCTCGACAACTTCGCCGGGCAAATGTGCTACGTCGCGGGCACGCTCGCGCTGCTGCAGGGCGCCCTCTACCGACTCGCCGACGAGGCCGAGCGCCGCGAGATCGTCGAGGCGTTCGTGCGGTGGCCGCTCACCCTCCTGGTGCCGCTCATGCTCAGCGCTATGTACATGAGCCCCGCGCTGCACGACGAGCCGTGCTCGCCCGCGTTCGACGTCATGTCGCACGGTTCGGACGTCTGGACGCTCACCTATCGCGCTCTGTACCTCGCCTGCCTGCTGTACCTCACGCTGCTGCTCATGCACGTGCTGCGCACCGTGCGCCGTACCGGCGGCCGAGGGTACTGCCTGTTCACGACGATGTACCTGTGCTGCTGCGGCCTCAGCCTCTCGACCACCGCGCTGCGGGTCGTCGAGATGATCACGCCGGGGCACCCCGCACTCGACGCGATCCCGGTCTACACGCGAGCGGCCTTCTCGACCCTGGTCGCCGTCACTGCCGCCCTGTCGTGGCTGTGCAAGATGTGGGGCTACCGGCGGCTGCTGCTGCACACCCGCACAAGCAGGCGCCAGCTTCGCCGCGACACCATGCAGTCGCATCGCCAGCGCCTCGCGCTCGCCGCGCCCGTTGCCAGCGAGGCCCGCGACGGCGACGAGCCCGATCAGCTAACGCCGGCAAAAGGCCCAATCTAACGCCTGACCTGCGGCGCAGCCCGCGACCAGCAAACAGCCCCCGACTCGATCGCCGGGGGCTGTTGCCGTTTCGTGCTACTCGTCGTCTGCGGCCTCAACCGGCGGCAGCTTCCCGAAACACTCGACGTCGGCCGCCATCGAGAAATACATCGTTGCCAGCGCCGCCAGTGCCGTGACGTCGCTCATCCGTCGAATGTGCTCGGCCTCGTCGCCGTCGACGTTGCCCTGCTCGTCGGCAGAGTCGAGAAACAACTCCTGCGCCTGCTTCGCGTAGAAACGGGCCGCCGAGCGCCATTTGCGCACGCTACTTTCGACCGGCTCGCGGTCGACCTCTGCCATCACGGACATAGTTATATCCCGATTCAGGCGTGTTGGACGGTTCCCGCCTGGTGAATCGTCTGTGACGTCGTCGGCACCCATCAGGCCGCACCCATCAGGCCGCGCAAGTTCGCCAGCGCCGCCCGCTGCAGCGACAGGTCGACGTGCTGGTACCCGCGCGTCGTGACGACGTCGGCGTGCCCGACGATCGACTGAATGACGTGAGCGTCGACGCCCGCCTCAAGCAACAGCGTCGCCGTCGTGTTGCGGGCCTGGTGCAGCGGCACGGCCTCGCCACCGTCCTCCTTGGCCTTGCGTACGCCCGCCTCGACGAGCAACGCCTGCCACCGCGTGTAGTCGTCGCGCGGCGAGATCGGGCGGCCGTCTGCGTAGCTCCACACCAGGTTGTGCGCACCGGGCTGCGCAGTTGCGCGCTGCGTGCGCAGTGCGGTGCACAGTTCGGGCACCAGCGGCACCAGGCGCGTGCTCTCGTCGGTCTTAGGCCGCGTGAAACAGAGCGAACGGTGCACGACCTCGTACTCAAAACCGGGGTGCAGATCCCAATGCCGCTCGGGGCACCAGCCGGGGCGCTGTCGGCCGCATTCCCACGTGCCGTCAGCGCGCTGTTCTCCGCAGCCGTGCGCCTGCTCCAACTGCTGCAACTGCCATGCGAGGTCGATCGTGCCCTCGTCGAGGTCGACTCGATCCCAGGTCAGGCCCAACAACTCGCCCTGACGGGCGCCGGTCAGGAACGCGGCGGCCCAGCGCGTCTCGTAGCCGGGCGTCGCGGCCTGGTCGACGATCTCGCCCGCGGTGGCGATGATGTGCCGCGCGACGTCCGTCTTGAAACCCTTGCGCTTCTTGGTGCGGTGCTTCGGTGTCGGCACGACGGCCGCGACGTTGCGGTGCACGGCATCCCACGCGACTGCGTCGGTCAGTGCACGGTTGATCACAACGTGCGCAATCTGCGCGGTGCGCGTCGTCGACTTCTGCACAGCCCGCTGCATGCGCAGCACGTCCTCACTCGTCAGCTTGTCGAGGCGCACCCGGCCGATGTGCGGCACGATGTGCAGCCGGATCACGCGCTTGTAATCGGCGAACGTGCCCGGCGCGAGGTTGTCCCGGTGAATGTCGTCGATCCAATGCGCGAGCCACTTCTCGACCGTGTACGCCGAGGCGCCAGACGGCGCCACACGCCCCGCGCGGGCGTCGGCCTTGAGCTTGTCCAGGGCCTCGATCGCGTCGGCCTGACTGCGCCGCACGATCTGCTTACGCTCGCGCGTCCCGTCGGGACCGGGCACATAGCACCGGCCGACCCACTTGCCATCAGCCCGCTGAAACAGGCCGCCCTCACCACGCGCTCGCCGAGCTTTCGCAACCATCTGACCGTGTACCTCCTATGTACCCGTGTACCCAAAGTGGTGTACCCAAAGTGTGTACCCAACAGCAGTCTAGACAGTGCTGGACAGTGCTAGACAGCAATCGAGAATCCGTGTCCTACCAGGCATTTCGCCTGTTGGGCAATCGTAACAGTCAGACTCTTAATCAGCGGGTCCGGGGTTCGAAACCCTGACGGCGCACCACCGAAAACCCCCAGGTCAACGGGGGTTTTTCACTTTCCAGGGCTGCGATAAGGTACACGGGGGTGTACCCAAAGGTGTACCCACACGGCAGATCCGACCGCACAGTTTGGGTACACGGCCCAAAAACCCTGCTCAGACGGGCCGCCGCATAGACTTACAGGCGTGAAACTTGCCACCCTCGCCCTGTCGGCCGCCGCAGCCGCGGCCCTCACATTCGCCCCGGTCGCGCACGCCGACGAGTCGACGTACCTATCAGACCTCGCCGAGGTCGGACTGCACACGAACGGCGAGGCCCGCACAAAGGCGCTCACCCTCGGGTACACGCTCTGCAGCGCGCTGTACGGGGGCGCCGTGACAACCGACCTCGCCGACTTCGTCGAGCGGCAGACTTCGCTCAACTGGCGCGAGGCCGACCGGGTCGCCGTCGCCGCACAACTCGACCTTTGCCCTGACACCACGAACTAGAGACAACGAAAACGCCCCCGGCCGCAGCCGAGGGCGTCGTCGTCGAGCGCGAGCTAGCTCAGGTGACCGAGGGTCTGCTCGATCGCCCGCAGGCGCTCATCGTTCTTGTCGATCCGGCGCTGCAGATCCGAGATCATGCGCCGGGCTTGCAGGTTGTCCTGCTCAAGCGCGAGGCGCTCGCCGCGGGCCGCCTCGATCAACTGTGCACGGTTGAGGTGCAATCCGTTGGCTGTCCTCATGTCGGGCTCCTATCCCCTTATGTCCTGAAAACGAGACTGACTGTACGCCTGCAACCTGTCAGTGATCACAAGATCGACGGCCGCACTCGCAGCCGTACACGCGCAGGTTGTACTCAGGCGTGCCGGGCGTGCGCTCATCGTCGAGGCGCCGACGCTCACGCCGGGCAGCCGCGGCCGCCTCGGCGAGGATCTCCGCACCCGTGAACGCGAACCGCGGCAGCACCTCGGGCTTGCGCTGCAGGCCGCTCACTTCGCCCGGTCCTGCTTTCCGCGGTACTTGCGCACGGTCAGCCGGTCGATACCCAGGCCGCGGGCGAGCCCGGCCTCGCTGGCATCGTCCTCGACGGCCATCAACACGAACACCCGAGTAGCGGCCTGCGCCGCCTCGTACGCCTCGCGGGCCTCGCGCATCGCCGCGCCCACGGCCTCGGCGTCGACGTCGTCGACGAGGTACAGGCCCACCTGCTCGACCGCGGCGGCCCGCTCATGCGTGTGCTCGGGGCCGCTGTACAGCGCGTCGACCCGGTCGACCATGCGCTCGTAACGCTCGACGTCGATCGCCGGAATGGTGCGGCGAACGCCTCCAATCGTGACCTGCTTACCTCGCGCCATGTGCGCGACCTCCATTGTCGGGGTTGTCATTTCGTCGGCTCCTATCCGATCGGCTTGCTGTTGCACCCTCAACAATACGGGTCACCTGTTGTCGGGTCAACAGAAACGCCGAAAGGCCCCCCGCCGACGAATCGACGAGGGGCCAAACGTGTTTGCCGGAGAACGGCGTTTTAGAGCGTTACCGCAGGTGAGAGGTGGTGCTCGAGTTACTTGCCGGCGTTAGCTACTTGCGCCCGCCGAACAGCCCGCCGAGCAGACCGCCGAGCAGGCCGCCGCCGAGGCCGCCGCCGTTGCCGGGCTTGCTTGGCGGGGTGAGGCCGCCGAGGCTGCCGAGCAGCTTGCCGATCAGGCCGCCGAGCAGACCGCCGCCGAGGCCGCCGAGCGGGCCGCCGTTGCCGTTTTGGAACATGTGACTCCTACAGATTGATTGGATATTGCCGCCGGGCGTCAGCGCCCGAACGCATCAGCGACTTGCGTCAACGGATCAACGCGGCGAGGCAGCACGCGCAGCAGGTGCCCGACCGCCAGATAGAGAATGAAAGCGGGCGTACCGACCGGCCACCGCCTGCGGTAGCGGTCGACACCCTCGCTGAGCAGTTCGCCGCGCGGGGCGCAAACCTCGATCGCCACGACCAGGCCGAGGATCGCAAGCCAGCCCTTGTCGCTGTACCGCAGGCGCCGCCTCACAGCACGCCCATGTTCGACACCTCGCCGCCGCGCAGCAGATACGTGAGCGCGCCTCGACGGGCCTCGCCGCCGTTGCGCTCGCGGTACCAATCGCTGCCGCAGTCCATCGTCGGCGCGCACACAATCGTCTTGGTCGCGTGCATCTCGACGTTGCCGACGTGCCAGTGCCCATGCTGCAGCACTTGCGCGGCCCCGGCGGGCTGGTTGTGCACCGCCTGCTTGGCGATCCAGTCGAGCGCCTTGCCGCGCGTGAACTGGTGCCCGTGCACGACGGTCACGACGCTGTCGCCGACGGGTACCGTCATCGAGCCCGACCACGCCTCGGGCACTCGCACCTCGACGTGCCCGTACGCCTGCTCGTTGAGCGCCAGGGCGTCACGCACCGCGATGGCCGCCTCGGTCGCCCACCCGTCGCCGGGCTTGGTGTTCCACTGCCGGTGCGCCTGGTCGTGATTGCCGTTGACGACGTCGAGCTTGACCTCGGGCGCCGCGCGGAATGTGTCGACCGCCTCAAGCAGCAGCCTGCGGAACACGCGGAACTGCTCGGTGATCGTCTCGGCCGTCAGCCAAGCGTTCGCGCCCTTCTGCGCCGCAATGCCCTCGATACAGTCGCCGGGCATGCTGATCTGCACGCCCGCAATACCAAGAGGCGCCAGCGCCGCGAACTGCCGACGGGCCGCCGCCAGTGACCGCACGAACTGCTCGACGATCTCCTCGGTTGAACCGTCACGTGACCGTTTACCGATCTGCAGGTCGGCCGCCTGAAACACGTACCAGTACGGCGCCGCGGTGGCGACCTCGATCGTCGGCACCTTGCGTGCCTCGGCGATCAGCGCCTCAAGGCCCGTCGTCGTGTCGACGTCGACAGGCTCGCACCGCAGCCGGTACGCGGCGAGCCACCGCTCGTCATACGTCTGCCAGTGCGACTCGCGCAGCACCTCGACGATGCGCCAGCGTTCGGGGTCTTTCCCTACGCTGCGCAGGATCTCGGCGTACTCGATCGGCTGACCGGGCTCGGCGGCGACGTGACCCGTCTCGACGACGGCGCCGCGGTTGTCGAACTCGACCGACGGCCGGTAAGGCACATCGGGCGCCGCGGGTGTTTCCAAGCGATCAGACAGCGACACGCGAACCTCCTCGGTGGTGATCGTTGACCAACTCGCTGAAACGGGGCCGCTTGATCGGCAGCGGGTTGACGGGATCGGTTGCGCAGGAACGCCAAAGCGCCGAGAGCGACCCGCCCTCGGCGATCCAACGATCAAACGTCACCCGGTCGGCCTCGTCGGCCTGGTCGAGCCATCGGCACACCACGCACTCGCTTGACGGTGCAGGCGCCGGGTCGCCGAGCCGATCGGCCAGGCTCACTCGCCCGCCATAAGCTCGGCGGGCGGCACCGGCAGCGGCCCTACACGATCGCCTGCGCCCCAATTCATCACGCCGCGGATGAACACCATTGCGATACTCAGCAGGCTGCGTGTGTGCGCGTGCGCGTCACGTTCACGGTCGTGCGCCTCGCGCTCGGCGTCGTACTTGCCCTCGACCGTGTCGAGTCGCGTCTCAAGGCCCGCGACACGCTCGATCAGCGTGCCGTACGCCTCAGTCAGGGCAGAGAAGTTGTCGCGCCTGCGAGACAACAGATTGACGCCGAGACCCGTCAACAGTGACGAGCCCGACGCAATCGTGACCCACTCGGCAGGCGACAGGCTCATGCGGCCGCCGCCTGCCTGGTGTCGGTGCCAGCGGGCGAGGTGCTGGTGCGCGTATTGACCGCGGCGAGAGCCCCGCCGAGCAGCGCGACGACGGCCGCCATGATCGGCGTCAGCGCACTGTCTGTCGCCCACCCGTACCCGACGATCAACGCCTGCAGCGGCGGCAGGATGCCGTACACCCAACGCCGGAAACCGTCGCGGGTGTGCCACGCCGCCAGCGCCGGGCTCGCGACGGCGAGCACCAGGCCGACGATCATCTGCGCGTGCGCCTTATCGGCAATCCCCCACGTCACCATGCCGGTGACGGCGAACGGGCTCAGCACGTGAATCTGCAGCCGCAGATCCTCCCACGTGCGAATGCCGAGGCGCTCATTTGCGAATGCGACGACGGCCGCCCAGAACTTGCCGAACATGCCGCGTATCGTCTCAGCGACTTTGTTCATAACGGCCCCCTCACGCTGCCTGTAGAACCGCACCGCGAGCCCGCATATGGGCGACCGCGTGCTCGTAGTAGGTCATCCCGGTGCCCGCGCGCTGGCGAATGTGGTACTCGATATGCGGGGCCGTCGCAGGCTTGGCGCCGACGAACATCAGGCCCTTGATGATCGCCTCGACGACCGCCGGAAACGCCTTGAGCGGCGACTGCAGAATGCCGAGCACAGTCGGCAGCAGCGCGCCAGCGCCGAGCACGTCGCCGAGGTTGCGCAACTGCACCAGCTTGAAGATCGCGCGCATGTCGGCCGCGACCTCGTCGGGCAGGCCCGCGCCGACCGGCACCGAGGTGTAAATGTCGCCGGGCTCGGCCTCGTCGACCCACCAGTCGGGCGTACCGACGATCAACTGATCGCCGATACCGGCGCCTGCGCCGTCGTGCCCTGCCTCGCGGAACGGGTTGCCGAACGTCGCACCGGCCTGCAGCTTGCGCTCAAACTGCTTGAGGCGCCCCTGCCGGAACTCCCAAAGCAGTTGCGCCGCAGGCATAGCGCCCTGCGAATAGCCACACACGCCGTAGAACGGGGGCGGGTCGGGCTCGCTTTCGTGCTGAAAAACCAGCCGCACGCCCTCCTCGACGCCGGTCAGCCACGACGGCCCCATCGGGAACACGGCCGGGATGCCATTAGGGCCGTAGTTGACCGGCTGGAAGTACCACAGATCTTCCATGCGTCGCGCGAGGTCGGCCGGGTATCCGGTCCACATGTCGGCGCCGGTACCCGACCATGTCAGCAGAACAGGCTTGCTCACAGTGACCCCTTCTTGAGAACGCACTCGTTACCGGCCAGGGCGCACGTGCCATCGCCGCCGTTGGCGACGAGAACGCAAGGGCCGGGGCCGATTCCGCAGGTGACTTGCTGCACGGGCGGCTGCGGTGTGACGACCGGCGGCTGCTCGACGACGGGCGGCTTAACGACCGGGGGCTGCGCCGTCGGGTCGTCGATCACGCCTGCCTCGGCCAGCTTGTGCAGGTAGGTCTGCGCGACGCCGACGAGGAACGGGTCGGGCTTCGCGTCGGGCGTCTGCCGAACGCCCCAGATCGTGCCCGCGGCGGCCTGCCGCACGGTGTCGATCGCCCACTGCTCGCCGCGCATGGCGCTGGCCTCGACCCGCTGGTCCCAGCCGAATGCGTGAGCCGAGATCGCACGGCCCGCGAACGTGTCGCCCTCGGGGCCGGTCGCATACATCGAGCGGTGCGGGAACAGCTTTCGCAGTTCGCCGGTACCCTCGGCGGCCAGCCAACGCAGCAGCGTGAGCACTTCGCGCTGTTCGTCAGGTGTGAGTGCAGACAAAAGACCATCCTCCTGGTTCGTTTCGATACCGAGGGCCGCCGCGAACGCTGTCGCGGTATAACCGTCGGCGCTGTTCATGTCGCAATTGCCGAAAGGTGGTGCGCCCTCGGGCAATCCACCGCCATACCCGCCGCCGTTCGTGTACTGGTGCGCGATCTTGCCGGGATAGCCGGGGTTAGATCCGTACGCGGCGAGCACCAGGCGCAGCCCATCGGGCTTGCGCGGCCACAGGTTGTTGAGGTCGCCCGTGTTGCCGTAACCGATCACCCGGCGGGCGTCACCGAGCCACTCGGCGATCTGTGCGTGCGCGGCGTTAATGCCGTCGGACTGGTCGCCCGTGATCTGCCCGCCCCACGACTCGACGTCGATCATCACGGCCATGCGCGGATGCGGTACGCCCACTTGAGACTTGAGCGTGTCGACCGCGGCCTGCCAGTTCTGCCGCCACACGAAATAGACGAGGAAGAACGCGAGGCGCCCGTCGTCCGCGGCGGCCTTCGCCCACAGATAGTTGCGCTGCCAGTTCTTGTCTCGGTACGTGCCGTCGTTCGACCGAATGCAGATCACCCGGTAACCGGCGTCGAGGTAGGCGTCGCTAACCGGCACCTGCCACTCGCTGACGTCGGCGTACAGCGTGTCGCCGGGCTCGACGGTCGTCGGCGTGCTGCCGTCCTCGACAATCGGCCCCGGCAGGTACGCCCAGGCGTTCGCGTACGGGTTGGTGATCTCCCAGGCCGTCGGCGCCGTGCAGAGCCCTTTCGGGTCGCTCGCCGACTCGATCCGCATGCCGTCCAACTCGCCCCACATGTGAGACGAGGCGCCGCCGTTGCCCTCATGGTGAAAAGCGAGCTTGGCGACGGCGTTCGCGGGAATGTCGGCCGGGCTGGCGACCCGCACGGTGCCGAACGGCCCGACCTGCCCGACGTCGATATAGCGGTACGACTCGGTCGTCGCGCCCTCGGCCTCGCGGCCCCACTTGAAACGGCCAACTGCCATGCCCAGCACGTCATTCCAGACGCCCGAGCAGTCGGTACCCTGCTTGAGGTTCGTCGGCGAGAACATGCCGCCGTAGGCGTAGCGGTCGCCGAGACGGGCGACGACAAGCGCCTTGGCCGCCTCGACATTCGCGCGAGTAATCACGGGTGTTGCGTCCTCTCTGCTCGGTAGCCGTCAGCGACGGGCACGTGCTGCGGGGCGTACGGGCGGCTGTCGCCCACGCGGAACCACTCGCCGCGCTCGTGACGCTCGGCGTCGCCGATCCGATCGAAAAGCCATGCCTGCCAACCCGCCTCGTCGTGCACCTCAGCGGGCACAGAGAACGGGAACGCGATCGGTGTTGTGCGATCGGGCGCCAGGGCGTCAGGCTCGACCGTTTGAATGACGAGGGTCAGACCCGACCAGTCGTTGAATTGCGCGTCAACGAGGGTGAACGTCCAGCCGGGTTTGTAGCGGGCCGCCGCGACGATCGCGGCAAGCTGGTCGGGATACGGCGCGGTCTGTGTGATTACGCGCCCGTCCACTAACTCGGGCCTGCGTAGCTATGCGACGGCGTCACGTCGATGACACCGGCCGCGTTGAGAGTCGCGCCGGGATTGAGGGCCTTGCCGTACTGGAAAACGCCGCCGCTGTTCAGCACGCCGTAATGCGTGACAGCAACGCTGCCAGGCACATTCATCTGCTGTGTGGCGCCTGTCGCCGTTGCGACGCCGCCGACGATCGCCCCGGCGCCCCACGCGAATGTCTTGCGGGCGTAGCCGCCGCCGCTGATCTCATTCGCGCCGGTCGTGCCGGGGTCGGCGCTGTACAGCGCGAGCACGTTGCCCTGCGCGAGGATCTGCGCAAGCACGCTGAGCTTGAACGCATCCGTTGATGCCACGGGATACTCCTATTCAGTTGTTTGCTCGATTTAGTCACTGCAGCGGATCGCCGCAGGTCAGCCGGGGTGCTCGAGCTGCTCGCCGGCGTTAGCTACTGGTACGCGCGGAACCACACTTGACCGCGCGCACCCTTGCCGCCCGCCCCCGCGGGCAGACCAAAGAAACCGCTCCTGCCGCCGGAACCGGCGCCGCCCGGCGCATTACCGGCCACGCCGTTGCTGCTGCTCGTCCCAGCGCCGCCCGTGTACAGCACGCCGTTGAACGTGATGTTCTGCGTCGGCTGCGGCGGGTTGCCGGGCACGCCGGTCAGGAACTTGCCGCCGCCGCCACCGGCCGCAGACAACTGCCAAGTGAGGGTGTTGACGAAAGCGGTCGCTGCAGCGCCGTCTTGGCCGTTGATCGGCAAGAAACCCGCAGGCCCCGGTGCGCCGCCGTCGGGCACCGCACCCGTAATGGTCGTCGCCGACCACGGAATGTCGACGCCGCGCACCAGGGTTGCCGTGACCCAGAAACCGCCGTCACCGCCCGAGCCCGCGCCGATCGCCGCGTTACCCGACGAACCGCCACCGCCGCCGCCGAGCAGTACCACGTCGATGAAGTACGCCCACCACGGAATGTTGTAGGTGTACGTGCCGACAGTCGAAAACGTCTGCGGCAACGGCGCAGTCGCTGCGAATCGCGCCGAGCCGGTCGCCACGCTCGCCGACATAGCCGCCGCAGCAGCGTCCACGTGCAGCGCCGCGTCGGTCGCAGAGACGCTGAGCACCGCCGCCACAGCCTCGACAACCGCGGTCGCCGCGATACCGCTCGCCGAGGCCGCGGGGGCGTCGGCCCACACGTGCTCTGCGGCTGCCGCGGTCGTGGTGCTCGCACTGACCGCAGGGGCCGCCGCGTGCAACAGCACCAGGGCCTCACCCTTGCCGATCGACAGCGCCGCGGCCGTCGCGTTGACGGCGAGCACAGCGTCGGTCACCGACACGCTGAGCGCGTCAGCAAGCTGCGCGATACCGGCGAACCAAGCACGGCCGGGCGACGCCGCCTGCGGTTGAGGTGACGTCGTCCAGCCGCGGCCGACCAACTTGCGGGGCGAGGGCGTTGCCGCCCAGCCCATTACGCTGCGCTCGGGTCGAACAACACCGGCCACGGCAGCGTGGGCTGCAGATCGCTGTACTGGTCGCCGCCGGGCGCCGACACGCGCCACTGCTGCACGCCGACGGCCTCGACACGGTGAGCGACCTTGCCGGTGTCGGGATCTCGCCGCACCATGCCGACCGGGTCGCCTGCCTTGACGGCATTCCACGCCGCGATCACGTTTGCGACCTGCTCCTCTGTCACGTCGGTGCCGAGGTGCTGAGAAATCACCTTGACGACCTCGTCTGTTTCGTCGATCGCTGCCATTATCCGAGGCTCCTATTCTCAAGCGTGATACCGAAATACGTCCCAATGCCCGCGCCGTCGCCCACCATCCAGTTGAGTACACCGGAGGCGTCATACCCGGCCTGCACGGAATCGCCGGGATTCAGATAAATGGCGAAACTCGTTTGCGCGTAACGGGCGCCAGCGCCAACGCCGAAGTAGAAGAACGCATAGGCGTCAGTGCCGATCGCCGCGACGGCACCGTTTTTATACAGCACCGGCGCCACATTCCAGGCGCTCGCAAAGGCGTTTGAGCCGATCTGAAACGCCATTTCGACCCGATACCAACCGGACAGCGACACAGTGAACTTGCCGTTAGGCACGTCGGGCGTAATATCCGGCGTCCTCAAATCCATTGAGTCGTAATAGTTCATAGGCGCCAACACCCGGCCACCCTGCACAGTCGCCGAGGAGGTGTTGCGCCTCGACATCCTCGCACCAGATCCCGTCGCGCCCGACGGGTCAGCATCCGCGCAACTGACCACGACCGCATCCGCGGGCACGTTGGCGCCGCCGCTCGACGTCGACGAAACGAAACCCCACTTGCGCTTATCGGCACCGACCTGCGAGATACCCGCCGCGTCGGTGTAGTCGATGATCACGTCGTTACCCGAGACAACCTGAAAGTTGCGCAGCCCCTTGCCCGTACCGATCCGCACGCCGAGATTGAAGTTCGGATTAGCCGGAACGTTGGACGCGAAAACGATCTGGTGCCCGGCGACGAAACACCCAAGCTCGGCCCGGAAATCGAGCAGCGAGTTACGGGTGCCCTTCGCATAGACGAGGTTCTGCAGTGCATCGTCGGATCGACCGAACAGCCAGTTACTCGCGCCGTTGTCCATCGGATTAGCAACGGTGCCTTGGATACTCTGGTAATCGGTCAGCGTCGCGCCTTGGTTGTACTTGCCGATCACCATGCGATCGCCGTCGGCGACCTTGTTCCAATGCGCCTTGCCGCCGCTGATCTGCAGCGAGCCCGAACCGGCACCCGAGTACGTCAGGTCGAACACGTTCGGAAACGGCCCGTCAGGGTAATCGGCGAACTTGACCGTGAACGACTTGCCCGAGTGAGAGTCGCCGGTCTGCGAGGCGACCATGTTCTGCACGGTCTGCGCCGTCGCTGACACCTGGTTGTAAATGGCGCCCATCGCCGCCGCGGCGTCGTCCTTTGAGTGCCCGCTGCCGAACATGCCGAAAAACTTGTTCACGACGTTGTCGATGTGATCCTCGACGTCGTGCAGCATGCTGCCGCTGCCACCCGGCAGGCCGGTGACAATGTCGCCGGGCACCGCGGGCATGTTCGGCACGTTCACCAGTTGCGAGGCGTCGAAAGTGCCATCGGTGCCGAGGTGCACAATGCGGTTGATCAGATCCGAGATCGCGCCGCCGGGGCTGCCCTTCGCAGCGTCGAGGAACTGCTGCCACGTACTGAAACTGAGCAGCGCCGCCAGCCGCGACGGGAGATCCTGCACCAGATTGAGCGGCAGCAGGTTGTCGCCCTTGTTCGCGTCAGGCGGGGTAAAGGTGACCGTGCCACCCGTGGCGCCGTCAGTGACCGTCAGACGCAGCCGTACGGCCACAACGCCGTTCGGCACGGTGTAGGTACCAGCGAGGCTCTGCCAGTCGGGCAGCGTGCCGCTCGGCGCCACAGGCCAGGCCGCCGCAGCGCGCCCGCCCGACGACGTGCCCGCCTTGTCGGTGTAGCCGGTGACGCCGATCTCGACCGGGTTGCCGGTAGCGACCAGGCCCGCCCACCGGGCCTTGCCGGTGATGTGCAGCACGTCGCCCGCCTTGACCGGGATCAGGTCGCCCGAGTACAGGTCGTGCACTGCGCCGTCGGCCGTGACCGTCGCCGCGCCCTCGCCGTACGAGTTGTCGTATGTCCAGTGACCGAACTCGTCGAGCACCGAGTCGAGCCCGGTCATAGCGCCGCCGGGCAGCAGGCTGGTGACGATCTGCACGATGTTGGCGAGCGGGATCTGCGGCAGGCGGCTCGGGTCAATCACGCCGCCGCCGTCGCCGCCGAGGATCAGCGAGCCGAGGCTCGCAGCGAGCGCCTGCGGCGACGACAGGTCGAGGTGAGTCGCTGCCTTGATCTGCGCGATGATCGTCGCCGGGTCGAGCCCCTCGCTGATCTTGTCGGCGATCGACTCGACCAGCTTCGCGGGCGACGACAGGTCGATACCCGTGAACAGTTTGAACGAGTCGAGCCAGCCCTGCCACAACTTCTGTGCGTCGAGCTTGGGCAGGTTACCGATGCCGCCGCCCATGATCGACCACAGCGGGTTGCGGTCGATCGGCAACGGCCGCCGGTCATACGCCCTAGGCACTGGTCACCTTTCCGTGCAGGTGGTCGCTTTCGGCTTGGCACCACTGCAGCAGCGTTTGATTGACCGTCGCCGTGCCGACGAACTCGTGAAACGTGTACGCCGACAACGGCAACGGCAGGTGATCAGCAGCCTTGGGCGGGATCTCGTCGAGGCCGAGCACGCGCTCGGTGTAGTCGACGATCTGCAGCCCGTGCTGCGCAGCTTTGCGCTCAAACGATTCACGGGTGAGCCACCGCGCCTGCTCGACGTCGTGCTCGACCTCAAGCGGCAGAACGGTGCGGTAAATCTTGGTGTACGGCATCCTGGTGCCCTCCCTTACTCGCCCTGCGGCACAACGAGAATCGCCAACTGCGCGCCGGTCTTGTTGAACACGTACGCGCCGAGCAGGCCGTCGTTGTACAGGTTGACGTTGATCGTCGCCGTCTGACCGGCCGGGATCGTCGCCACGCCGTTGTCAGGCGAGACGGCGCTCGTCGTGTCACTGCTCGACGAGTAGTGCGGCGAAATGTTCGTCCAGTTGGCGATGTTGCCGAAACCGCGAGCCACCAGCGTGCCCGACGTCGGGTCGCCGAGGCGCACCTCGCAGCCGATCGTCAGCGGGTCGGTATCCAGTTCGACACCAAAGGCTTTCAGGTGCCCGGTGATATGCGGCGTCCACGCGAAGTCTTGCGCCTCGACCGTGTACTGCAGGATCGTCTGCCGCTGCGCCAGACCCGTGAACGCGGTAAACGCTTCCTCGGGGATCGAGTACAGCCGCGGGTGCTTCGCGGTGAAATCCGACGGCGCCCACTTCTGCTTGGCCTCCGACCACACCATCGTCTGCCCGTCCTCGGGGGCGTCGGTGTTGTCGTAGTCGGGGGCGTTGAGAATGTTCGTCGACGGCCCCACGGGGCCTTGCGGCGCCAACAGGCGCAGGTGCAGGTGCGGCTGCAGATCCGTACCCGTACGGATCACTTCATCTTTGGTCGTCGCCGTGCGTTCGGCCATCGGGATGACCTCGCACGTAACCGTCAGTTGCGGCGTCGCGCCGGTCGGCCCCGCCGGGCCGGGTCGCACCTGTTGGAACTGCGCGCCGTCCCACACGTACACGACGGTGCCGATCCACCAGCCCTTGCCCTTGTCGGCCGGGCCGAGGGCCTCACTGCCGCCCGCCATGTACTTGGTGAGATCCGCGGGCGAGTCGAGCGGCGGCCACTGCAGGTCGACGATCGGGGCCGGGTCGCCCTTGTCGCCCTTCTGACCGACGAGCACCGGGGTTGTGATCACGGCCTCGCCGTCGACCATTTCCAGCGTCGCGGCCATGCCGCCGGGCGTATCGCTGTCGACGACAATGCCCATCCACGTTGCCGAGAGCAGCGTTTGGAACAGCGCGGTAGCGTCGCCCGTCATCAAGGCTTGCGCCATGTCTCCTCTATTCAGTTGTGTGTTGCTGACTCTGCGCGTTACCGCAGGTCAGGCCAGGAAACCGACCTGGGCCGGCGTTTTGCTGTCGGGCTCGTCGTCGAACTGAATCGACGTCTGCACATGCCAACCGAGACGCTCGTCGAGGTCGACGTCGTCGGGCTCGGGCTCCACTTGGGTGCCGTCGCCGCCCAGGCGCCGGATGAACTCAGCGCGGGCCGCCGCGGAGAGCCGCGGTATGTCCTCGATCGTCGCCCCGGCAAGCTCGTCGTCGATGCTGTTCGGGGCGTCAGGGCTGACCCATTCGACCGCGTCCTCGACCACGCCGGGCGTCGGCGGCAGGCGCCGCTTCTTGATGACGGCCCGGTCGGGGTCGACGACACAGCCAGCCCGCGCAAGGTGGAACGCGAGCACCGGCAGCATGTACCGCACGTCGTACACGCGGCCCTTGCTGTCGACGGGATACTGCAGGGCCTCGGCAATGTCGGCCATCGCCGTTGCGAGATCCGACTCGACCCACTTAGGCATAGGCGGCAACTGCGGTTGATCCTGCATCAGAACATATCCCCACTTCCCATGAGCATGCCGAGGGCCGACCACATTGCTGCGGCCGTGCGATGCACTGCGGCCATTGGATTTTCAGACTCGGCGTCGTCGCCGATCGACAGGTCGAACGTCTTAGGCGTCGTCGTGTCGTACTTGAGTCGGACGGCCGACACCTGGTCGGTGTAGAGAATCCCGTCGATCTCAAACAGGCACCGCGTAGCAAGGTCAAAGTCGGTGTAGAGGTAAAGGCCGTTGCCGCCGTTACGAATCGACACCTTGAACGCTTGATACGGGCGGGTTTTCCACCAGCCCTCGCGCAACGTCAGCGGGCTGCTGAGCGTGTACGCCGAGCCCGAACCTTGCTCGAAATGCTCCAAATATCCGTACGGCCCCTGACGATCCACACGAACCGGGTCGGTGGCGCCCATGTAGGCGAGCAGAATATTGTCGGCCTGCGACTGATATAGCTCCTCCATGCCGCTGCTGCCCGGCACCTGCGCCGCGAACGGTCCCTGACTGATCAGCGCCGAAAGTTGGCTCAGCGCATACTTAATCAGGAATGTCTGCGTTTGGTTGACCCACCCAGGACTCTTGCCGCCCGTGTAGATCTTGCCCGCCTTCGCACGAAACATCGCATGCTCCGACGAGATGATCGCCGACTGCTCGGTGTCCCGAAATGCAATGGTGGGCTTGGCAGGTGCAGCGCCGAGCAGCTTCGCAATCACCGGATCGGTGACGCCGTCGCCGTCCTCGTCGACCGGGTAAATCGTCTCCGTGACCATGTTGTCGCCGGTGACCGCAGCAAGCTGCATAAACCCGTCCCAGGCCGTGCCGGTCCAGCCGGTGCGGTCTGAATTGTCCTCGACCGCAAGCACGATGCACGCCCGCGTCGGCCGCGCCGCCTTCTCGCCGATCAGCGCCGCAAGCTCGGGGTGCGGGCTGTCCTCGTCCTCGGGCAGCCACATGTACGCCCTCAGATTGCAGCCCGAGTCCTTGAGCATGCCGACCGTGACGTCGTGCCCGCTCGACCACCGCGACATGAGCACGCTCGTACGCGACTGGTCGAAAACCGGGTTCACGAACTGCATTTGAACCGGCCAGTTCAGCGGGTTGAGGTTGAGCAGGTTGCTCGCCTCGCCGACCCACGCGCCGGGATTCATCACGTTGGCAGGCAACGCCAGCGCAGGCCAGTAGTTGCGTGCCAGGTTGATGAAACCCGTCGTTGCGATGATCGTCCGCGTGTTTCCAGGCAGCACCCAGGCGCGCAACGGCTGCACCTCGGGGGCGCTGAAAGGCGTTGCGGCGAGGTAAATGTGCTTCCAATGCTCGCGGTTGTGTGAGCACTCAAACGTGACTTTCGTCAGGCCGTCCTCGCCGCGCTTGACGCGAACGTTCGTGATCTTCGCATTCCACCGCCACCGCCAGTTGCGGCGGTGAGGGTAGGGGTCGATCGTGATATGCAGATCCTCGTCTTTGCGAACCTCGTTCGGGTCGCGGAGGAACTGCACCAGCCAGTCGTCATGCTGCAGCACGATCTCGCCCGTGCCGGTGTCGTGCAGCATCTCCTCGGCGTTGACCGACTCCTCGTTAGCGACGGTGCCGATGTACTGCAATCGCTTGTCCCACAGCCGAATGAGCGGCTTCTCGCGCGCCTCCTCGTCGAGCAGCATTCGCTTGGCATCGAGGTACCGGAACGCCGAAATAGGCGCCCTGGTGGGATCTGGGACGCCGTCAGCGCCGATCGTCGGGGGCGTCCACAACAGCGACGCCATTAAGACCACGCCCCGCGGAAGTATTGCGGCATGTACATGGTGACCGTGCCCTGCGGGTTGCTGTGCGTGACCTTGACGGCCGCGATCGTCTGCGGCGGCACCTTGCCGTCGAAACCGATACCGCCGGGAATGCGGCGCTGCGCAGGCAGGCGCGCGGCAAGCTGGTCGTGCAGCAGAATGTCGAGCAACTGCGAGTTGCGCAGGTACTTGTAAAGCTGCGTGTCGACCGGGTCAGACTCAGTCGTGATCGTGCGCTTTGTCGGGTCGGTGTCCACCAACATGTACGAGCCATCGCTCGCGTAAAACGTTGGCATGTCGATCATTCGGCCCGTGCCGTAGTCCTCGATCTGCACGTCGCCGTGCCCGGTGATGAGGTACTTCGGCCATGAGTCCCACGTGCCCGCGTTGCCGACGGCGATCGTGCCGTGTGCAATGCCGTGCTCGTCGACGTCGTCGAGCGTCGCCCGCCACAGCTTCGTCTTGGCGCGCTTGGCGAACATCGGCCATGGCGCCTCAAGGTTGAGCGGCAGCGTCACCGAGTTGTTGTCGAACGCGACCGGGTCCGTGCTGTACGTCGTCTTGCCTGCGGCCTTGAGTACCGGCAGCCACCGCCAGCCGTGCACGCGGGTGAAGCAGCCGAGGAAACCGGGCACCTTCTCGCTCAGCGAGGCATTCCACGACGAGTGAATCATGCGGTAGGAGAACGGGTTAGGCTCCTCGGGCCGCCACGGGTTCGCCGGGGGCTGCACCTGCACGCCCGCGTTGATCTTGCGCATTTTGTAGTCGACGCGCTGCGGCTTGCTGCCGATCGTGTACGCGCCCTCGCTGTACCGGATCTCGTAATCGAGGTCGTCGACGCCCTCAAGCTCGCGCGCCAGGACGATGCCCTCGCGGCCCTCAGCGCCGCCACGCAACTGCCACAGCTTGTTGTTGCTCGGGTGCACGTACACCCACTTGGTTGCGACCGACCGCAGCCGCTCGCCGTTCGGCCCGAGGTCGTGCCAGTTCGACATGCGTCGCCACGACGGATGCGCCGGGTTCTCGGGCAGGTAAAGGTCGTTTCCGTATGCGTCCTGCGTGTACTTCGGCGGGTCGAGCCAGAAGTCGTCATGGATGCCCGTCGAAATGTCAGACACGCCAGCCCTCCATATTCAGTTGTGGGAGTTAGCTACGCCGACAAAGCGCCGCAGGTCAGGGACCAAATACGACGCTTTGCCGGCGTTAGCTGTACTACTTGAGCGCGGTCGTGCGGGTGCGCTGGTTCTGCTCGGCGTGCACGGTGTCGATCACGGCGCCGGGGTTCATGCCCACGTCGCCGTTGATGTTGATCGAGTTGTCGACCTGCGCACCTTGCTGCCCTTGCGGCTGCTGCCCCACGTTCGGCACGAACGCCGACAGCGCGTCACCGGCCGACGGCAGCAAGCCACCGCCGGGCGTCATCGCCGGGTTGAGATCACCCGGTGCGAGCTTCGGGCTGCCCGCCTGCGGATCGTCGCCCGCCTTGGGCAGAGCCGAGAACAGCCCGCCGAGGCCGACACTGTCGGCGACGCCGTCTGCAAACCCGCCGGGCTGCTGCGCCCCCTGCTCGTCGTCCTGTCCCTTACCGGACAGCAGACCGCCGAGGAAGTTCACACCAGCCATTGCCGACTTGACCGTCGGCCACTCAAGCGGATTGGAGAACAGCGACCCGTCGAGGCCGATCGACTCCAAGACACCAGACACGAACGTCTTACCAAAGTCCTGACCGCTCAGGCCCTTTCCGTCACTTGACGAATTGCCCTTCGTGGCCTTGCCCTTGGTGCGCAGTTCGGTGTCTTTGTTCTCGGCGTCGGTCGCCTTCTGGTGCGCCTTCGCCTGCGCGTCGATCGCGTCCTGCAGTTCGCGGTTCTTGACGTCGAGCGAGTGCTGAGCGTCCTCGACGCCCTTGCCCTTCGCCTGCGCCTCGTTGAGCCGGTCCTGCGCCCTGTCGCGTGCGTACGTCGCGTCGTCGACGCGCTGGTCGGCGTTCTTCGCCGTCGTGCGCGCAGAGTCGACACGGCTCGACGACGCAGACAGTTCGTCGGACGTCGCCGCCCGGTACGAACCGCCACCGCTCGACCCGCTCGACCCGGCGCTCGTCGAGGCGCCGATCGTTTGGGCGTCGCCGTCCAGGCCGGTGAACCACTCGGGCGGCAGGTGCATGTGATCGGTGAACTCGGAGCTTTCAGCCCCGGCCGCCGACCCGCCGTACTGCCCGTTACCGCGCGCCCCGCCCATCTCAAAGTGAGTGCCGTCGGGCATCGTCGCGGCCGTGTGACCGCCACCAGGCCCGCCGTTGTACCACCCGATGTTGAGCGAGCCTGACGGCCCGAGGCCGGGCTTAAACCCGCGCTTCGCCAACTCGGCGCCCTCGGTGCCCGTGGCGAACCGAGATGCGAACGGGTCGCGCCCGGTCGCGTAGTTGGCGACCGCCGACACAGCGCCCGAGCAGTCGCCCCAATTGACGCCGCCGCGAACGTACTGCGCGCCCTCGACGCCGCTTGCGAACTGCTCAAGCTGCTGCGCCGACACCAGGCCGCCGTCAGCGAAACCAGGCAGCAGCGTGCCGTTGTTGAGCGCCCGCAGCAGCGGCAGGTACTTAGCCGTTGCTGCAGCGTTGACGATGAACTCGCCGTTAGCGACCCGCACCATCGCCGGGAAACCGAGGATCGAGTCGGACGTGCCGGTGCCAGGCCCGCGGATCTGACCGCCGTCTGCGTAGCCAGGCAGCACACGGCCGCCGCCGACGTAGCCGCCGGTCGCCCCGCCGCCGAGGCCCACAGCGTTGAGCACAGCGCCGCCTGCGCCCTTGAGCGCGTCGGTCACGGTGCCGATGCCGTTCACGATCTTGTCCCAGATACCGCCGATCGCATTCCAAACCGTCGTGATGACGTCCTTCACAGCGTTGAACGCCGTAACGATGCCGTCCTTGAACACGCCGACGCCCTGCCCGATCTTATCGAGCGCCCCGGTGAACAGATCCCAAATGAACTTGACGCCGTCCCACCAGGTAGTGACGGCCAGCTTGATGCCGTCGAACGCCGGTACTGCGACGTTGCGCCACAGCCACCCGATCTTGTCGCCGACCCACTGAATCGCGGTTGAGGCTGCGCCCCAGACGATTTGCGTGCCCGACCACCAGGCGCCGATCACGGTCGCAATGCCATTGAATGCAGGCACGACGACGTTCTGCCACAGCCAGCCGATCACAGCGCCGAGGCCCTTCAACGCCTCGATTGCGACCTTAAACTCGATCTTGGCGACGGCGAGCCACAGCTTGCCGAGCCACTCGACCGCGGGCTGAATGAACGTCCACACGTTCTTGATCGCATTGCCGAGCGTCGAAAACACCTCGCGGGCAATGGTTCCGATCTTCTGCAGACCGGGCTGTATCGACTCCCACGCCTTGCCGAACGTGTCCTTGATCCACTGCCACGCCTTACCGGCGACGTCCTTTATGCCGGTCCACAGCGTGTTCCAGATCTTGCGACCCGTCTCGGTTTTCGTGAAGAACGCCCACAGGGCCGCCGCGATACCGGCAATCGCCACGATGACAATGCCGATCGGGTTCGCGCTCATTGCCGCATTCCAAAGCCACTGCGCCGCAGTAACAACCTTGGTCGCCGCGGCCTGCGCACGCAGCGCGATAGCCGAGCCGAGCGACGTCGAGCGGTTGGCCGCCTGCGCCACCGTGTTGACCTCAGTCGAGGCCGCGTTAGCACCCTGTGCGACAGTCGCCGACGACAGCGCGACGGTCAACTCCTCCATTGCCTTCGCCTGACCGCGGATCGCGGCAGTCTGCGCCAACATCACGGGCGTGTTAATGATCTTGAACGCGCCGTTCAGCGCAGCCACGATCGGCGCAACGGTCGACGCGAGCAGCTTCAACCCGCCGAACGCGAGCACCAGGCCGCCGATCGCGGGCACCGCCCACGACGCATTGTCGGCCACGAACTTGAGCGCCCCGGCGAGCACCTGCAGCGCAGGCGTCAGCACGCTTGAGATCGTCGAGGGGCCGACGGCAGCGATTGCCTGACCGAACGCCGCGAACGACGAGCCGAACTGCTGCAGCGCCGGGCCTGACTGCTGCAGCGCCGGGCCGATCGTCTTAACCGACTCGGTGATCGACGCGAGCGCGTCGCTGCGGCCCTGCCCGGTGCGCAACGCCTGCACCTTGTCGACGAGGCGGCCCATAAAGTCGATGACCTTCTGAATGCCGCCGTTGTCGAGCCACGCCGTGATCTTGTTCGCCATGTCCTGCGCCCACGGGCCGATGATCCCGGTCAGTTGCGCGGTGTACGGCTTGATCGCCTTCGTGATCTTGTCGAATGCGCCGGTAAACGCGATCGTCAGCGGCGAGACGGCCGAGAAGATCGGCCCCGCAAGCTCGGCGCCGAAACGCGAGTACGCCGCCTTGAGGTTCGACAACTGGCCGCGGATACTGCCGCCCATCTTTTGCGCTGCGCCGCCGATGTTTTCGGCAATCACGCGCTGGAATGTCGCGGCGTCGACCTTGCCCTCAGAAACCATCTTCGACAGTTCCTCGCCGCTGACCTTGTACTCGTTCTGCAGCCACGTGAAGATCGGCAGGCCGCGGTCGCTCAGCATGTTGAGGTCGCCGGTAAACGCCTTGCCCGACGTCTGCACCTTGTTGAAGATCGAGCCCATGTCGGCCATCGAGGTGCCCGCGATTGCCGCGGTGTCGGCCACCTCCTTGAGGTAACCCGTCAACTGTTCGCCGGGCTTGATACCGGCGGCCACCGCAGACGCAGCGGTGGTAGCTGCCTCGTCGAGGCCGAAAGCTGTTTGGTTCACCGCCGCGAGGGCGTTGTCCATGATGTTCTGCACCTGCTCGGTGCTGTTGCCGAGGCCCTGCAGCTTGAACTTGGCATCGTCAATCGCCGTGAGGCGAGACAGACCCGCGTGCAGCGCGCCCGCGATACCGCCTGCCAGCACCGTGCCGCCGACAGCCGCGGTTACCTTGAGGCCCGTTGCAATCATGCTGCCGACGTTGCGGCCCAACGATTCTGCGCCGTTCAGCAGGTTGCGGCCGAGCGACGTCGACACGCTGCCGCCGATGTTGGCCGACTGCAGCCCGGCGTTGACCTCGTTACCGGCGGCCTGACCGGCAGAACGGGCGCCGTCGGCCCGCAGGAAACGGCCAATACCGCCCCCACGGGCCGACGAGTCGAGCCCGGCCTGCACGTCGGCGCCAGCCTTGCGGCCAGCCTCCGCGGCGCCCTTCGTGTCGAACTTGGGCGACACGACCATGTCGCGCTGCGCACCCTGCACCGCATCCTTGATCCCAGAGACGAGTTGCTTCGTCTCGGGCAGGACTGTGAGGTAATACGTTGCGCCCATTGATCAATCGCCCTTCTGCCCGTGTTTCTCGCGCCAACGCTTCTCGCGTTCGGCGCGCATCTTGAGGAAATTGCCGACGGTCGTCTTGGTCGCCGCGGTGGTACCGACCGATACCGTGCCGTCGTCCTTCTTTTCTCGGGCCTCGTCACCGGGCCGCGGGAATCGCTCGGGCGGCGCTTTCGGGTTCTTCTCTGCCGCCTCGGTTTTCGTCCAGTTGAGCCAGTTCTGACCGTCGATCAGATGCGCGAGCAGATAGTCGGTTGTCGTCCAGCCCTTTTCAAAGGCGTGGTACACAGCCGTGCCCGGTGGCGCTGCGAAAATGTAGGCGTACAGGTCATCCCACGAAAGCGTGCCGTCGTCGAACTCGCGGCCCGTGACGAGTAGGTCACGCCGAAAGGCGTCCTCTAGCTTCTCTACCGACCGGAACGCCGCGCAGACCTGCGCGATTTTCCCTCGATCAGCCCGCCGTCGCGGCCCCACGCCTCAACAAAGTCATCCCACGGCTTCTGCTGCAGGCTGTCGAGGATCTCCAAAGCGCGCTCGCTGGCGTGCATTTCGATCAGCGCGAAAGTGCGCTGCATGTCGGACAGGTGCGCGTGCTGGCGAATCCAGCCGGGCGGGGGCTTGCGCAGGCAACGCTTGACGGCGATCGTCGCGCCCTCGGGGAACTCGGCGACGCCGTACTCGTCGTCGAACTCCTCGGCGTCGAACTTGCCGACGAACAACTGCGCGCCCTCGGGGTAGTCCTGCGCCCACTCGGCGGCGATGCTGGTCTGCTCGTCCTCGGGGGCCTCGACGGGCTCGACCTGGTCGACGTCAGCCTCGGTCACGTTCTCGTTCTCGCTCATGGTGATACAACCTCCTGGTGTGTTTCCTGGTGTGTTCCTGGTGTGTGTAGAAATGGGAAGCACCCCGCGCGCCCACCAGGATTAAGCGCGCGGGGTGCCGGTCAGGGGTGCCGCGGTGCGTGTGACCCATCGGGCCGACTCAAGTTGCGCCGCAGCGGATCTAGCGTCTGCTAGACGGCGATGACGCCGTCGTCGCTGTACTGGATGACGTGGTTGCCGTCGGTGCCCTTCAGCACCTTGAACGTCGGCTCAAAGGCCATCGGCTCGTTGTGCACCAGCTTGAGGTCAGCGAGGCCCGCCTTCTGCGCGATCTGCGCAACCTGACGAATCATCTTGTCCTCGTACACGGAATCGAGCACCAGGCTGCAACGCTTCGGCAGCTTGCTGTTGATCATCACCTTCATGCGGGCGCCGTGCTCGGCCGTAGCCACCGAGGTGGACACGTTGCCGGTGCCAAAGATCGCGGCGTTGACCTCGGGCGAGAGCACCTGAAACAGCGACATGCTGTACTGGATCGAGAACTTGTCGCGCAGTTCGCCGATCTCGTCGCCGCCCCACACCTCGATGGGCTTGGTCTGGTCGTCGAACTTGACCGTGACACCGGCAACCGAGATGAACCCCAGGTTCTTGAACAGCGGATCGAGCGGCTCGTCGACGTCGGACGGCAGCGCCGTACCGAACGGCGCGTACCACAGGCCGCCGACGGTTTCCAGGTCCGACGGCGAGGCCGCGAACACCTTGGTGAAGTCGCCCCACGAAGCGGGCGGCGTCGGTTGAGTCACACTTGCTCCTAACTACAGCCCCGCAGGGCATGCGGAATAACCCCCGGCCGGGATTGACCGGGGGCTGTCTTGCCTGGTGTTTGCTGAAAATCGAGCGATTAGAGCGTCGCTGCAGGTCAGCGGTAGTGCTCGAGCTGCTTGCCGGCGTTAGCTCGGCTTGAGTCCGATCGTCCAGAACACGGCCGAATGCAGGCCGAACATGGGCACGTCGGGGTCGTCGAGGTCGGCCGGGCCGAACTCATGGGCCGCCGCGGTGATCCACACAGCGCCGCCGGGGTCGCCGCCCTCGGTGGGCGGCACGACGATGCGCTTGTGTGTTGCGTGCAGCATCAGCCGGTGCAGCAGATCGGCGTTGCGCTCCAACCGCACGACGTCGGTATCGAACACCCTCAGCCGCAGCAGAAAATGCCCGAGGAACACGTCGGAGTTGGTGCCCGGCCGGGACAGCAGCGCGTACGGCTGCGGCTCGCCCTCGGGCGGCTCGACGCCGACGGGCAGCGGGTTGTTGCGGGCCGCCAGTTCGTCGAGCAGGTACCGGCGGGCCGCTGAGATCGGCCCCACGGGCGGCAGCAGTATCGTCACGGCCGCGGCCCCAGCGCCGGGCCTTGCTCGGCCCGAATCGTCATCAGCGGGCTGCTTTTGATCTCCGCTCGGATCGCTTTCGGCGACTCGGCGTGGATCGTTGCGCGCACGCGGTCGCTGCCGTGCTCGACGTTGACCTTGTACCCGCCGGGGTCGCCCGCCAGGGCGTCAGCCTTGCCCGCAAGCTCACGGGCGAGCGCCTCGACGGCCGCCGTCACCTCGGGGCTGTTGCGGATCTTGTCGTGCTCGCCGTACGGCATGTCAAGCGGTTGGTACGGCATTTTGAACCACCCTCCGCAGTGTCACGATGTAACCCGGCCGGAATCCAAACGGGCCGCCGTTGTAGTCCTCGACGTCACCGTGAACGGTGAACGTCCAGCCGCGCCAGTCCTTTACGGTCGACCCGTGAGGCCAATCGCTATCCGGCGTCACCATGCTGTACTCAGTGATCAGCCGGTCGCGCAGGGCCGCCGCAGTCGCGGTGTCGGTCTGCTTGGGCCGCAAGCTGGTCACGCGCCGCTCGACCGTCCACGGCTGCGTGATCGCCTGCCCTGCGCTGTTGGTGCCGGTCTTGACCGTCGCCGTGTGCAGCACCTTGAACGGTGTCGGGTACATCAGTAGCTCTCACCGCTCATCGGTACCGACGTCATGCCGCTGCGGAACGGCCGCAGCCGCGCCTTGTGCGCCGCGGTCAGGTACGGCCCCGGCGAGCCCGAGCCCGGCGTGAACGTCACGCCGAACCCGTCAGCCGAAAGCTGCTGCGTCTCAGGCAGAATCTCCGTCGGCCTGGTCAGGCACACCGCCACCATTGACGCTGTCACCCGTTTGATCGGGTCCGGTGTCGGGTCCGGTGCCAGGCTCGGCCACAGATACCCCGTCACCAGGTCGCTCGCTTCCTGCAGCAGCGGCTCGACGCCCTCGGCCGTTACCGTTTCCGCGAGATCCGTTCGCCCGAGTGCTTTTAGCGCGGCCTTTACCGCGTCCAGATCGGCCAGCATCGGTCACCCCTTCGCACTCGGTCCAGTTGTCGTCACCCTCGACGAGGGCGGCCAACAGCGTGCCTTCCGGCGCACCGATGACCGCCCCCGTGTGGGCGTGTTGAAACAGACGCACGAACTACGGCGTGACGTCGGGGGTCACGACGCCGACCGGCGTCTTGTCGGCGCCCTGCGGGGTCGCGCTGTTGCCCAGGACGTAGGCGTAGCGGGCCTTGAGGCGCAGAGCGACCATGTCGCGCTCGGCGAGGTTGATCTGGTTGTCGCCCGTGCCGAGCGTCGCCTGATCGAGGAACTTCACCTGAATGTCTTGCCGCACGCCGATGCGCACGCGAGACGAGTCGGCGATGATCTCGACAGCCGCGGCCGGGTCCCATGCACCATTCTTGTTGAAGAACGTGCGGAAACCGGCGAAGCTCTCGTCACGGAACACGGGGTTACCGTTCGCGTCGCGCAGGTTGGCGACACGGAACTTGAGCGCCAGCGAGGAGATCAGCGTGTCGGGCGCCCACCCGGCGACGGCGATCTGCTCGGCGACCTTGTTGGTGGCACCAACGATGTCCTTCTCGTTGGCGATCCCGTCGACGACCGCGATCGACTGACCGGCGGCCACCGCAGCAGGCAGCAGCGCGGGGCTGATCCAGCTTGCGGGCTTCTGCGTGCCGAACAGCACGGCCTGGTCGAGCTTCTTGCCGATCGCCTGACCGCCCAACTCGGCGACCTCGGTCAGCACCGCGACGGTTGCGTCGTCGATGATGTTTTCGTGCACCGGGATGATGACGGCGATTTCCTCGGCAACGAGGGTGCGGTCGGCCCAGGTGACCTTGCTCTGCGGCTTGACGCCCGCCGGGTCGGTCGCTGACTCGGTGACCCATCCGGCCTCGGGCAGGGTCGCCAGCACCGGCAGGTGCGTGGTCTTGGTGCCCATGTTGACGGTGGGGAATGCGGACAGCACGGTGCTGCCCTCCTTGGCCGCGGCGAGCAGCGTATCGGCGTACGCCTCCTCGATGAGGGTTGCGACCTCGGAACGTGAAATGTCGGCCATGTGCCGTTACTCCTTATTCAGTTGTGTTGTGATCAACCGCCGAGGTCGCCCCCGTCGGAAGTTGTTGCGGTTACTCGCCGCCGCGCATCTGTCGGAGACGCTTCGCGGCAAGCTCCTTCTTGTCGGTGGGATCGACGTCGGCGCCGCTGGCACCAGACTTGAGGCCGCCGCCGCTGCCAGCCGGGTTGCGCTTGGGCGCAGGCTTTTCGGCGGGCTTGGGGGCGTTTTCGTCGCGCCAAGCGATCAGCGCGTCGGCAGACGCAATCAGTTCTTCCTCGGTCTTGCCGGTCAGCGATGCTGCGGGCACGACCTTGCCGGGGCGGTTGGCGATCCGGTCGCGCAAAGAAGCGAACTCTGCTTTCTCAGCGCGCTTTTCGGCTGCCTCGCGGGCCTCGCGCTCGCGCTGCAGTTCGTCCTTCTTCGACTCTTGGAACTCGTCGAACTTCGTCGCCTTCGTCTTGACGTCGTCATAGTCGGCGTACTTCGACGTCAGTTCGCGCTTCTGCGCGGCGAGAAAACTGTTGACCTGTTCCTGCGTGAACGTTTTCGGCGCCTCGTCTTGCTTCGGCGCTTCGCCGCCCTCGGGACCGGCGTCGCCGCCGGTGACTGCGTCACTCATTGTTGCTGCCTCCGTAGAGTTTTGACCGACGATCAACCCGGCCGAAACTGCCTGCGTCGTCGTTCGCAGGCATCCGCAGTCAGCGGTTCAGCGCGGTAAAGGGGTGTGTGCTACTCGCCGCCGTACAGGTACGCCTGCCGGGCGGGTGAGCGGTTGAGCTTGTCGAGCAGCATCGTTTTGTAGCCGAGGCGCCACATGCGGGCGCGTATCCCGGTGCCGTAGTAGGGGTTTGGGTCGCCTGGCGTCGCTGCGCGGCCTTCATTCCGCGCAGCGATCCAAGCCTCTTTGTTGTCGGGGGCGTCGGCGCTCACTGCAGGTAGTCCGGTGTCATCGCGTTGCGCCACCTGCCTGTCCCGTCGAGTACCGACTGCCGGTACGCCATGAACGTGAGACGGCCGTTCTGGTCGAACCACTCGGCCATTTCCTCGGACATGTATTTGCGTGCGTCCCGTTCGGACATGTGCCACAACATCGTTGGGCTGACTTTGCCCTCAAACTGACGTTTGACCATCACGCCGTTTGTGGCTTGCTCGGCCTTCCAGTACGCCTCGTCGACCAGCGAGTAATAGCTCTGCTTGAGCACCTTCGTGAACGTGTTGCCGCTGTGCCCGTCGGCCTGCGCCTGCCGCATGAAGTTGCGTTTGCGCACAGTCTCGACAGACTCGCCGAACGCCTCGGCCTCGGCCTCGTCCTCGCTCCATCCCTCGTCGACGAGTTGACCCATGTGCTCCCACTTGGCCTGCGTCTCGGCCTCTTTCGCCGCCTCACGCTCGGCGCGGGCCGCCGCGCGCTTGGCCTTGGCTGCCTCATTGCGTGCGGCTGCGGCCCTCTCGCGCTTCTCGATCCGCTCCATTTCGTCAGCGAGCCGGTCGATCGCCTCGCCGTCGTCGATCTCGATAGCGGCGTTTAGCTCGGCCTCGACCTCGTCGAGGGTCCGTCGCGGCTTGCGTGCGGGCTTCGGCTTCGGCGCCGGGGGCTCGCCGAACGGCTCCGCGAGGGCGCCGTCGAGATCCTCCAACTGTGCGGGCGTCGGCCCGGCCTCGATCGCCAGACGGTCAGGCACCCGCGGCAGCGCCGGGGGCTCGATCGGTGCGGGTAGCTCCTTGAGCGGGGCCGCCGCCTCGATCGCCGGTACCTCGTCAGCGCCGCCGACAGCCCGCTGCGGGGCTGCCTCGATCGCCTTCGGCCCGGCCTCGATCGCCTTCGGTGCGTCGATCCGCTCGGACGGCACGAATACCGGCGGGCGGGTGTCCTCGACGACCTTCTCGGCGCGGCGCCAGTCGGCGACCGACTCGACGAGGCGCTGCACGGCACGCGCTACGGCCGCCGCGTCGTCGCCTGCCTGCTCGACGTCGCCGACGGCGTCTCGGACGGCCTGCGCCATCTTCTGCGCGTCGGCGATCGGCTTCTGCAGCACCGCGGGTAGCTCGGTGACGCCCTGCACGATGCCCTGCGCCGACTCGACGACCGCGCGGCCCTGCTCGACGAGCGCCAGGCCGTCAGCTTGGATCTGCGTTGCCGTGTCGACGGTCGCGGCGATCTGCTCGACGAGGTCGTCGACGCTGCGCACGCCCTTCGCGTTCTGCGCGGTGTCGCGCACCGCCTTGCCGGTGTCGGTCAGCAGTGTGCGCACGCCGAGGGCGACGGCCGCCGCGTCGTCGAGCACGCCGCCGACCTCGTCGGCAATCTGCTTGACGCCGTGCGCAACGTCGACCGCATGGTCGATCGTCTGCGTGGCGAGGTTCGTCACCTGCACGGCGCCGCTGGTGACCTGTGAGGCCGTCTGCAGCGCCTTGTCGGTCGCGTCGACAACGAGCTTGAGGTCGCGCACCACGGGCACGGCGCCGCCGATCAGACGGTCGGCCACGTCGGTGTACTGCTTGACCTGACCCGAGATCTCGGCGGCCCTGCTGGCGATCTCGTCAGCGCGCGTTGCGAACTGGTGCGCCTGCTGCACACGATCGCGCAACGGCTGCGCGGCTGCCTCTGCGCGCTGCGCAGTCTTGTCGGTGAGGTGCTGCACGTCTTGCACACGTGCGCGCACAGCGTCGGCCGGGGCCTGCGCATCGGCCGCCACGGGCTCACGTTCGGCCGCCGCAGTGCGGGGTCGACCGGGGGCTCGCTTGACCCTGCCGAGGCGCTCGTCGGCGCGCTGCTCCATGCGCCGGGCGATCGTCCACTCGGGCAGCAGCACGCCGTCGGCGTCGCGTGAAACGGCGTTGTAGTCGTCGAGCCAGTCGTGCACGTACGCGGGCGGCTCGTATGTGCCGCTGCGCACCGGCACGGCGATGCACTTGCAATGATCGTGCCCGCGCATGTCGACCGTGTGCGCGTTGCGCTCGGCCGACGCCTTGCTGTGATACAGCCCCGGTGCGCCGCGCTCGCCGACCGTCAGCGCGCGGGTTGCGAGCATCCGGCAGAAACCGCAGGCGTTCGCCGAGGCGTAGCGGGTGTACTTCACGCCCTCGCGGTCGGCGTTGTCCTGCACGGTGCGCCGAGACTGCGAGAACAGAGAACGGGTCGCCGAGCCCCGCAGCGCGAGCGCCGGGTCGCGCTCCATGAGCGCCCAGCGGCCCGAGGCAGCAAGCTGCTTGCGGTCGGGCAGCGCCGCGGGCTCGACGACGAAATTAGCTGCAGCGAGGGCTTTTTGGTCCCTGACCCGCACAGATACCACTTTTGCCGGCGTTTGCTCGCCGTACCACTGCGCGGTGAGATCGCCTGCGGCACTGAGAAACGGGTCGATCAGCGTCGGGTATGCGTCGGTGATGAACCGCAGCCCCTCAGCGCGCGTCAGGCCGCCGAGGCGGGGCACCAGCCTGTCGACGGCGCCCCCGACCTCACTGCTGAGGCGGGTTAGCGCCCCCTGAAACTGCGGTACTGCCTGCGGCCCCTCCGTCACCCTGCGTGCCTCCGCTCTTGTCGGCGCTCGCCTGTGCCTCGTCGAGTGGCGGGGCGTCGGGCTCGGTGGGCTGAGGCAGGCTGAGCAGCTTCTCGACGAGCGACTGCGTGCCGCCGCCGCGCATGGCCTGCTTAATGGCTGAGATCTGCTGCTGCGTCATGCCGGGCACCAGGGGCAGCAGGAACTCGATCGGCACGCCCGCGGTGGCGAGCTTGACGATTCCGTCGACAACCGTTGCGAACGAACGGGCCTCGGTGTCGCGCCAGATGACCTCTGCCGCGGCGTCGTCGGCCGTCTCGGCGTCGTCGCCCATCGCGGCCGACAGCCGTAACACCTGCTCCCATGACTCGCCGAAACTCTCGCGCTTGTTGGCGAGCTTCAACTGCATGTTGTGCTCGCATGCCGCGAGGGCGTCGGCCGAGACGTTGGAAATGCTGGTGATCGTCGACGGGTTAATCTGCGCTTCCATCGCAACGTGCTGCATCATCTCGTTGAGCACGTCGTTGTACGGCTGCAGCGAGGCCGCCGGGAACGCCTGCGCCTTGACCTCGGGATCGTCAAATGTCCAGACGCGCAACGCCGATGCCTTGAGCACCTCGGTCTTGCTGCCCGACCATCCGGTGATGACCCGCTGCGGGTTGGCGCCGAACCTCGACACGACCAGGCGGTCAAAGTTCACGTAGTTGATCGCCTGCTGCATGCCGATCAGCGGCTCGATCTCGCCCACGATCATGTCGTCGGCGTCGCGGTCGTTGATGAACCGCACGACCGGGCAAACCGGCTTGCCGTTGAACGTCGCGTGATGCGGTATGACGTCCTCGACCTCGCGCACGCTGATCGGCTTGCTCGCCGACTCTCCGTCGCCCTTGTCGATGACCGGCACCTCGCCGAGATCCAACTCGTACATGTACAAGTCGTCGTACAGCACAGCGCGACGGTGCGGCTTCGCGTTCTTGGTGGCGACCCACGTCTCAAGCGCGAACTGCGGCCAGGCGTCGAGCACCGGGTCGTCGTACACGGCGAGCAACTGCCGCGGCGACCGTGTACGCCACTCGGGGCCGTCAGGCCCAGGCGTCACGGTGACGTACGCGCAGCCGTATTGCACTGCGGGACGGTGTACCTCGGCCTGCCGCGCGTCCATACGGTTGCGCTGCCAGTCCTGCCACCCTGCACTGTTCTCCTGCGCCGACAGATCGCGGTACCCGGTCACGCTGAGGTTCTGCGCGAACGAATCGCGCACCAGCCGCAGCACGTTCTTGACCGACAGCGCCGCAATGTCTTTCACCTCATCCGAGGCGCCCTCGGGCAGCTTCGGACGGCCGCGCCGACCCTTCGTGTACTCGTAGATCCGGTCCAGTTGGCTGCGCTCCGTCAACTGCAGCAGCCACATTTCCTGCACCAGTTTGACGATCTGCGCGTCGGTCAGGCGGCCCTCGTACTCGACGTCGTCGTCGTCGTGATCGCCGTCGCCCTGCGCGGTCGGCTCAATGAACTGCGGTAGCACGCGGCCCCCTTTACACGAATGTGGCGCCGCCACTTCGCCGTTGCGGCGCGTCGAGGGCGCCGACCAGTGCCAGCGTCACAGCGACTAGCGGATGAATTACTGACGTTGGGTCGCGCCGGTCCCAGCCCCACCCGCCTGCGTCGCGGATAGGCCGCTTACGGGCGCCCTTGAGTGCTTCGGTGACGTCGACCTGGTCGCCGTGCGACAGCGTGCCGTTGTCTGCGCTGGACTCGACAAGCCCGCAGCCCTTCGCCATCATCGCCGCGGTGCCGGTGATCACTTTCACCCTGCGCCGCTTCAACTCTGGAATGAGGGCCGCCGCGGGAGACGCCGAGTCGATCACCACAGGGATGCGGCGACCGGCACGCTCGACGATCCAATCGACGGCCGCCGCGGTGTCGGTGCCCGCCCAGACCTGCTCAACGTGCCGAACGTCGTCGTCCATGAGCCAGCAGGCGCCGATCGAGATAGCCCGGCCGTGCGACATGTCGACGCCGAGCGCGTTCGGCTTAGCGCCGGGCTCGGGGCCGAGCGGGTCGGCAAGCTCACGCCACAGCGCAGCCTTGATCACCTGCGCGTGCACAGTGACCTTGTCCCAGATGCCCATAGCCTCGCGGCGAAAGCTGTCCCACGACAACGCTTTACGCATACGCAGAATCGAGCGCAGCGAGGTGCGGTGCGGGTAGCTCGGGTTCATCTTCGGGTACTGCGTGACGTCGTCGGGCTGCGCGTTCTCGTCGGCCGAGATCTCGATATACCCGACGTCGGTCGACTCGCCGTTGATCGCGTCCATGCGCAGGTTCGTGAACACCTCGCCGGGATCGTTCGGCTTCGGCGGCGTACCAGCGAGCAGGATCAGCGCGTTAGGCGAGGCGTTGGTCGCCGGAACCATGTCGTCCATAGCGTTCTCGGTGAGGATCTGCGCCTCATCGAAAATCAGCACGTCGACCTTGGCGAAACCACGGCCGAAACCCTTCTCACGGGCGCCGAACAGGATGCGTGACCCGTTCGTGAAGTACACGGCCTCTTTGCCGTTGCCCGTGTGCACGTTCAAGATGTGCGGGGCGATCTCCTCACGCTTGGCGAGGCCCTGCATGCTGCGGAACGTCTCACCCGCCGTGCGGGTACGGTGCGCCGTCCAGATCACCGTTGTGCCGGGGTTCATCTTGCACAGCGCAAACACCAGGGCGCCAAGGAAATACGTCTTGCCGGTCTGCCGCGGTATCGACATGCCGAACATGTCGGCCGCGTACAGGCCGTCGGGACGCTTGGCGCAAATCAGCTTTCCGAGATCGTCCTGCCACTGATCAAAGCCAAGGCCCATGTTGACCGTGACCTCATGCCGCACAGACGGCCAGGACGTCGAAACGATGCCCTCGGGCTTGATGACGTAACGCGCGACCTCGGAAAGGCGGGGGCTAGACGTCCTCGCCATCGAAAGCCTCATCGGCCGGGGCGTCTTGCTTGCCCTCGCCTCGCTGCGCGCGCTGCAGGTCGATCACTTCAATCTCCTTGGAAATCTCCATGAGTCGGCGCGTCAACGCAGCGAGATCACGCGGCGGCGTCTCGGGGTTAAATACCGCCTCCTCGACCCTGTCGTGCATGCGCACCAACAGGTCGCGGCGGTCGAGCTTCTCGTCGGCCATCAGCGGCCACCGCCCGCCAGAACCGGGCACACCTCACCATGCGACTGCACGCGCTGCTCGACGTCGATCACGGACACGTCGACATACGCGGCGCTATCGCCGGGCTCAGCGTCGACGGCCGTCAGACCCAGCGAGAGCACGATCGGCTCGCCGCAGGCCGGGCAGGGCACCTCGACAGTGCTCGGTGGTTGCATGGTGGGCTCCTGGTGGTCTGGTCACAGCAAGCAGCCCCGCGCCGGGGAAGTACGCGGGGCTGCTGCTGTGTGAACTACGACGCCGAGGCGTCGGGGGTCGTGGTGCTGCCGTCGGCCGGGGCCGCCGCGGAGTTGGCGACGGTGACGAGGCCCTGCACGGCAGTCGTCAGGCCGGTGAAGTCGAGCGCCTCGGGCTGCACGGTTCCGGCGTTGATCCGGTCGACGACCTTCGCGGTTGCGTCGGTGATTGCAGACGTCAGGGCGTCGATGATGTTCTGATTCTGGGATGCCAAGTTGCGCTCCAAACACTTGAGTTTGAACAGGACGGTGCAGTGCACCGCGGCGGCGTACACACACACGCCGACGGACAATGCGACGGCGTACGTCGCGGGATCGAGCGAGGCGTGCACGCGGCCCTCCGATCTGTGCACCGCGATGCGCAGTGCGTTGCTGGATTGCGCAGATATGCGCGACGACGTGCAGCGATGCGATTTTGCCGGCGTTAGCTGCAATCAGTCGCGCGGCGGTAGCACGAAACCGAGCGCCGACGTGTGCGGCGGGTCGACGGGCGGCTCGTCGTCGAGCGGCACCAGGTCGATGACCTCGACGTGCAGGATCTCGACGAGGCCGAACAGCCACACGCGCCAGATCACAGCGCCCCCCCTCAAGCTCGCGGCGGCCAGTTCCAGCAGCCTGCCGTCGGGACGTCGCCCGCGGCGTGCTCGACAAATTCGTTGAAGAACAGACCCGAGGGGTTCAGCACCGCGAGGCCCACGGCGCCCTCGACGGCGTGCACCTGCGTGATGATCGCGGCCCGCGGCTCGGGCAGGTACTCGCCGCCCGGCGTGCCGTAGCTCTGATAGTGGACGATGCGCCCAACGGTCGGCGTCACGCGCCATCCTCGACGAACTCCCAGAACCGCTCGGCCGTCTCCTTGACGGTGGCCTGGTCGTCGGCGAAACCCGACTCATGCGTGCGAACGGCGAGGCCGAGCACGGCGATCTTGGCCTGAGCCAACTCGTAGGCGTCCAATGCGCTGACCTTTCGGTTTGGGAAAAAATGCCGGGGAGAGAAACCCGCCT